AAGATGGAAACGTTTCTGTTAAGTGGGATGGTGCTCCTGCTATTTTTGCTGGTACTGACCCTAGTGACGGAAAGTTTTTTGTGGCAAAGAAGGGGATCTTTAACAAGAATCCTAAAGTTTATAAGACTGCTGCGGATGTCGATGCTGATACTTCTGGTGATCTGGCTGATAAGCTTAAACTAGCACTGAAGTATCTGCCATCCATTGGTATCAAAGGTGTCATCCAAGGAGACTTTCTATTCGGTCCAGGTGACGTCAAAACAAAAAAGATTAAAGGGGAGTCCTATCTTACGTTTCATCCTAATACCATTGTCTACGCTATTCCAAGCGATAGCCCAAATGCGAAAGACATCACATCAGCGAAACTGGGGATTGTCTGGCACACCACATACAAAGGATCAGACTTCGAATCAATGCAAGCATCCTATGGAGTAGATACCTCTAAGTTTAGATCTAAAGCTGTTTGGTCGCAAGACGCTATGCTACGAGACATGACAAAATATACTATGAATGAAAAAGAATTGGAGAAAGTAAATGGTCACCTTTCAAATGCTGGTAAGATATACTCTGCGCACCATTGAAAAGAATCAAGATTTGGCGATCCTCATCGAAACTTATAACAACACCTTCGTCCGAGCAGGAAGTGTTATCGGAAATACAACACGACATGTATCCAATCTTATCAAATGGATTTCAGCAAAGTATCAAAAGGAAATTGATAAAAGAAAAACTGAAAGAGGCAAGGGAACTCAGCAAGCAAAACTAGATGCTATACTTAGTTTTTTCAGCGCCGAGAACAAGAATAGTTTAAAATTTGTATTTGATTTACAAAAAGAGATCGTTTTAGCCAAGCTAATACTTATAAATAGATTAAATAAATTATCTTCTGTTAAGACCTTTGTAAAGACAAACAAGGGTTATGCTACCACTGGACCCGAAGGGTATGTGGCTATTGACAAAATTGGTGGTGATGCGTTAAAGATTGTTGACAGACTAGAGTTCTCGTACAACAACTTTTCGCCAAATGTTTTAAAGGGCTGGGATAAAGGCCGATAATGGAGAAAACCGAATGTTAAGATTTAAAGATCTGTATACTGTTGAGTATCGTCCTGGTGAGGATGAACATATCAACTATCGTGCCAGTAGACGCCATCACATTGGCGAAGAGACTGTGGACGAAAAACGCACTATGCAGACTCGGCTCAAACTATCTCGTGCTGCCAGACGCAATAAAGCCAAACTAAAAATGGGCAGAGCAAAAGCTGCTCGTAAGTTTGCTGATATGGACACTCTGAAGAAGAGAGCCAAGAGAAGTGCCTATAAAGCAATGTATAAAAAGTTGACTAAAGGTGCCTCTGATATTACTCCTGGCCGCAAAGCCGAGATCGAAAAGAAATTAGCAAAACCTACGTTTCAAGGTAAAATCAACAAAGTTGCCAGAAAACTTATCAAAACTGTTCGTCAACGAGAAAAAGATCGTAAGGCAGCAAAATGATAGGATCTTTTAAACAATATTTGGTAGAAGACAGTAGGATTATTGTATTCTCTTTTGGGCGTATGAATCCGCCTACCATTGGTCATGAGAAATTGTTAGACGCTATGGCAAAAACTGCTGGTAGGAATCCTTACCGCATGTACTTGTCTCAGTCTCAAGACCCCAAGAAAAATCCTCTTAGCTACAAAGATAAAGTTAAGATTGCTCGTAAGATGTTTCCACGTCATGCGAGGAGTATTCTCAAAGCCGACAAGGTTAAGAATCTGTGGCATGTTGTTACCTCTCTATATGACGAAGGTTATCGCAATGTAGTTATGGTTGTCGGATCAGATAGAGTAACCCAGTTTGATATTCTTCTCAACAAATACAACGGTAAAAAAGGCACCCATGGGTTCTATAACTTCATGGATATTAAAGTTGTGTCTGCTGGAGAAAGAGATCCAGATGCCGAAGGTGCCTCTGGCATGTCTGCATCTAAGATGAGAGCCGCTGCATCTGAAAACGATTTTTCAAAGTTTTCTCTCGGTATTCCAAAAGCAGTAAGCAACGCAGAATCTAAAAAGATTTTTAACATGGTTCGTAAAGGCATGGGTCTTAAAGAACAGACTGATTTTAAGAGACATATTCAGCTAGATCCAGTATCTGATATGCGTGAGGCATACGTGGATGGATCACTATACTCAGTTGGCGATCAAGTTATTATCAAAGAAAATGAAGAAGTTGGTGTAGTAGCACAATGTGCATCGAACTATCTTATTATCGAACAACAAGACGGAAAGCGTGTCCGTAAATGGCTTGATGCCGTTGAGCCTGTTGAAGAGAAGGTAAGTCCATCACAAATCACTGGCTTGGAACGATTCGCTGATAAGCTTCTTGGTAAGTATGGTATCGATGTTGAGTTTACACGTCACTTTGCAGATAGAATGAATGATGCCAGAAACAACCCAGATATTAAGGTTGCTGAACTGCAGAAGTTTTTCAAGAAGGTCCATAAAGCCAAGGGCAATAAGATCAAGTCAATCGAAGATATGCAAGCTGTTTTGAAGGATCTTCCTACTGATTTGAATATGCCTGTTGTGATTAGACCAAAAGGTAATGATGACATTCAGATCACACTCAAGACCATCATGCGTAAAAAAGATTTCAAAACTCCTAATACTATCGTCAAATACGAATCGAGAAACGAGGGTCTTTGGGACAACATCCGTGCCAAGAGAGCACGTGGTGAGAAGATGCGTAAGAAGGGTGAGAAGGGTGCGCCCACTGCTGATCAGATAGCAAGAGCACAAGAGGCTACTGAAGAAAGAGATTACAAAAAAGAGTACGAGAACTACCAAGGGAAACCAGAACAAATTGAAAGACGTTCTTCTCGTAACAAGGCTCGTAGAGCAATGACCGCTCTGAAGGGCAGTAAAGCGGTTAAGGGTAAAGATATCGGACATAAGGATAACAATCCTATGAACAATGACCCTAGTAATCTGAGAACCGAAGATCCATCAGAGAATCGTAGAGAGCCAAGACTCAGAAACGAAGCTGCACAAGATCCTGATATCAAGGATAAAAAAGGCACACAGCCAGCGAAGTATTACTCTGGTCTGGGTAAGTCAACTAAGTCGGCACGTGACGCACACTTTAAGAAGTATGGTAAAAAAAGTGATAGTAGCAATTCTTCATATAAACCAGCACCAGGAGATGCCGACGCCAAGACCAAGCCAAGTAAGCATACTCTTAGGTTCAAGCAAATGTTTGGTGAAAGCGAAGCACAAGATAGAGCAAAAGATCGTATTGAAAGAGAAAAGAAAGCAGATGCAGTGCGCCATGATCGTATGTTAGATCGTGCTAGATTAAAAGATACTAGAACAAAAAACAAGGAAACAGAATAATGCAATTTAAACCAATCGGCGCTGTAATCACTTTAGACAGTGCATCAGGCAATCACATAAACAGTGCTAAATCGGTTTATGTTTCAGCAACCGCTGACGCCACTCTCACCCTAAAAGATTCAGCAGGACCAAACGGAACAGTTATTGGCAGTCTACAGATGCACGAGAACAGTTCCATCATCATTAATAAAAAACCTATCGAAGGCTTATTCTCAACTGGAACTGCTTCTAAGGCGACTAAAATTTCATATCCAAGAGGCTAACATGATTCGTTTTAAGCAGTACATCACAGAAGATCCTTCAAAAGGTCTCAAAGCAAAAGCTGAGAAATCTGGTATGCCTGTTGGTATTCTGAGAAAAGTTTACAACCGTGGTGTAGCTGCTTGGAAAACTGGTCACCGTCCAGGGACAACTCCTCAACAGTGGGGCATGGCAAGAGTGAACTCTTTTGTAACCAAGTCTTCTGGGACATGGGGTAAAGCAGACTCAGATCTTGCTTCTAAGGTACGTAAAGAAGATGTAGAAACAACTTTTGCTGCTAGAAAATCAGAAAAAGTTACTGGACCAGACGGTAAAGTAAAAATAAGAATGGTTCCTGTGGAAAAAGATGTTATTAAAAAAGACAATACACCAAAGGGTAGCAAGTAATGCCACTTAAACCATCAGACGGTGCGAAAGCATATGTAAAAGATTTTAAAAAATCAAAGGCACCTCAGTTTAAAGGCAAGTCTGATAAAAAGAAACAACAGATGGCTATAGCAGCATATCTAGACGACAAAGATGATCAAAAGGAAAGCACAATGGAAAAGTTCAAAGCACACATGATGTATGACCCTAAAACAGGCAAGGGTTACAAAGCAGAAAAAGAAGCCGATCATCTTCGTATGAAGAAAATGGGCTATAGTCATGATAAACCAGAACCTGTTGAAGAAGCAAAGAGTGGTACAGGCTATGAACTATACCACAAAGACTTTTCTAGTGCGATGAAGCATGCGTATAAACACGCCAAAGACAAACTCAAGATTGAGATTGATCCAGAAGAAATCGACAAAAAAGTAGCATCAGGCCCACGTAAACCATCTAGTGGTAAAACTAACTCCTACCGTCTGACTGACAAGTCTGGTAAGAAGGGTGTTCAGATCCAAGTTGCAAATCTCGACAACAAGAGATACGAACTCAATATGTACAAAGAAAGTTTGGATGCTGCAGTCGAACTTGATGAAACAAAGAATACTAAAAAACTTATGAAAAATAAGTCTATTGTAGATTATGTGAGAAAACAACAAGAAAAAAATAGAAAAGCCGTTGCAAAGCCTGGAGGACATAAAAAAGTTGGTGCATATGGTAATGAACCAAGATTTAATAGTGGTCCTGATTTCACGGACATGGTAGCAGATGCGATAGGACTGAGTAGTATGAGTCTTAGTAAAAGGAAAGCATTTGATCCTGAAGCTGAGTATGAAGCGATAGCAAGAAAACTTGGTCTTCATAAGTTTGAACCTAAACTAGAAGAAAACTTGGATGAGAGTACACTGTACGAGAACAAATCTCTCAAAACACTCGTATCCATGGGTATGCTATCCAAACCAAATATGGCAAAAGTTGATAGAGCCATGCGTGGCTTGAAAGACCCTGATGGTAAAGCACTAACATCTCTTGTAGATGATCTTGTCAAGGTTCTTTCTGGTGGAGAAATGAAAGAAGCAGTTGAACTTGATGAAAAGTTCCGATCAGCAAGACCTTCTAGTAAAGAAGTTAAAATGGCAATCGGTATTGCAAATGACCCTCGTTACAAAGGTGGTAATATGACAGGCGCTGTAAAGGCGATTGAAAAAATAAGAGATGGGTTATCAAAATATCGAGACGTTGCGGCTGCTTTACAAAAAGCAAATGAAAATCTTGAAGAAGCACCTCGTAGAAAACGCCCACCTAAAATGAGTGGTGATTCTATTGCTATTCAACGTGCAAAAGATGCAGAACTCAATAAAGCTTTGGGCCGCACTAAGACTGGACGTAAAAAACCTCAACGTACAATGACCTCTACACAACGTTCTCTGGCGTCTATCCAGAGAAGAGAACAGCTAGAATTTATTAGATCAAGAATGAGAGATCGTCATGGTAGCTAAAGATGAAGGACGTTTGGATAGAATAGAACAAAAAATTGACAAGATGTCTGAAGCTATCATTCAGATGGCTCGACTTGAAGCGAAGATAGATAACTACGAGATCTATAGAGAAGAATCGTGGAAAAGAATGAACAAGTTTTCCGAGAAGCTAGATAGCATCGAGAAAACAGTAGATGATAACCACAGAACAGTTTCTACCATAAATAAACTATTCTGGGTAGTAATAATAGCAGCAGCAGGTGCTATAGCAACAAATTTATGGATGTAAGAGGACAACCAAAATGAAAACACAAGATATTAAAAATATTGCACTTGCTCTGAAAGATATCAGAGAAGGCGCAATGAAACGTGGCAAAGATCTGGATACGTACAGAAAAGAACCCCCAAAAAAAGAAGACAACAGCAATGATGTCTCTGATGATGGTGAGGGTCTGGACAAGGTACAGCCGAAAGCTGTAAAGAAGAAGTTCAAGGATCGTAAAGACAAAGATATCGACAACGATGGTGATGTTGATTCTTCTGACAAGTTCTTGCACAAACGTCGTAAGGCTGTGAGTAAGGCTATTGCTTCTAAGAAAAAACCGAGTGCAGAAAAAGATGCAGATGTTGAAGTGCAAGAAGCAAAGTTAATGTCACGTGATGACGTGGCAAAAATGGTTGCTAAGAAATTAGGTAACCCGACAAAACAGGACAGATATGACACAATTGCAGCGATTAAATCTGTTCTGAACAAATCACCAAATCAAAAAAGCCTTGCTACTGATAGAGAATTTATTGATGACGTTCTGGATACTCTATTTAAGAAATATAAATTTAGAGAAATGAAAGAAGCTGCAACACAGAAACCAAACAATGGTGCAGATGCAGAAGACGGTCTCTCACCAAATGGTAAAAAGATGATGGCTATGAAAACTGATGCTCCAGAAGGCGCTGATATCACAAAGGTTGCACCTAAGACTTTTGCTGCTATGAGAGCATCTGGCAAGAAAGCGGCAATGCGTAATAATGACAACCCACAAGGTGATAAAACACCTCCTAAAAATGATGGTAAATAATGACAGATAAAACCTTTCTGACAGAAGAAAATCCAGATAAGTCCATCCCAGATATGATGGACCCAAACTGGTGTGAAGAATGTGGCAAGGTGTGCGAATGTGCTCCAGGTGAATGTGAGTGTAACAAGAAAGAACATTAATGAATGAAGATTTAGACGGTGATCTAATAATCTTTGCAGCAAAACATTATTATAAACCGTCTGGTCATGTTGATCCAGAAGAATTTTATGATGATATGAAAAGATTTAAATATGTGAAGCGGTTACTCAATCGCTACTTAGAAACTGGAATAGTGAGTGAGAGACTACTACTCAATCACTTCATTGTATTATTTAATGTGTTTGGGAACTATGCTGCACTCAAACTAATTGTGAACAAACTGGATAAGAAACATTTACCTGCAGTAAAATCGTTTATGCTATTTCTACATCAACTGGCACCAAACCAGATGGTAGATATTAAAACAGATGAAAACGTAATAGAGGTATTAAGGAAAATATAATGGGCATTCTAAAGACAGCCGCTGATACAGTCTATACGTTCAGATTTCTGGCGTTGCTAGTCACGCCATTTGAAAAGACTAAAGCATTTGAAGCTGGTATCATTGATGAAAAAGGTAAAAAGAATAAAAACTACCAACTTAACACTGTTGATAGCAGAGAAGCATATAGAAACTACTACACCAAGTTTCATAGGCTTGTGTTTAATATTAAGAAGTTGATCCCAGCAGGACGACTTGGGACATATGCTGCAGCATTATACCTTTTAAAGGACCACTATTCTGTTCCAGAGATTGCTATCAGAAAAGGTTTGAAAAGTGTTGGGGCTACACCAGACGAATATTTGATAGAAGAAAATGAATGGTTTTTGTTAGAAGATGGTGCCATATCTCCAGGTGTATACCGAGTAAAGGGAGAGAAGGCTCTAAACCTCACAGGTGATAATGTTGTGAGGTCGAGAGATCAGATCCGAATAGGAGAAGATAGTTTTCCAGTTGGAGATCTTTTTGGTATAAATATATACGAAGCAACGCATATAAAAACAAATCAAAAGATTTACGTTACCACTCAGGAGTTAACATGAAGACCTTTTTTGAAATCCGTGAAAATATGGCGATGAAGATGAAACTCATCAACAAGATGAAGAAAGCATCACCAGCGGCTAAGAAGGCATTAGAAGCGCCGTCACGTGTAGACAAGAAAAAAGAATCCGTTGAAGAAAACTTGGATGAGATTACTGTCAAAGATGTAGCCAACCAAGTTATGATGAAGACCAAAGCAGATGCGGCACGAAAGCGCCGAGGCAGAAACATTGATCAACTTAAAACAGGTCTTGATAGACTAAAAAAAGGTCTGAAAAAACAAATGGACCCTATCAAAACACCTATCAAGACACGTCTCAACGCCTACACCGAAGAGAAAGATCCGAGGTTGAAATCTGCTGGAGTATCAGGCTTTAACAAACCAAAGAGAACTCCAAGTCATCCTAAAAAATCTCATATCGTGGTAGCCAAAGAAGGTGACAAAATCAAAACTATTCGTTTTGGTGAGCAAGGAGCATCAACCGCTGGAGACCCTAAGAAGGGAGAAAGCGATAAGATGAAAAAGAAAAGAGCATCATTCAAAGCAAGACATGCCAAGAATATCGCCAAAGGCAAAATGTCTGCGGCATATTGGGCTAATAAGGAAAAATGGTAAAATGACAGATCAAATTCAAGAGGGTCTCAATGATCCAGCAATCTTCAAGGCAGTATTTCTAGCTGGTGGTCCTGGCTCTGGTAAATCATTTATTGTGGGTAAGACTGCACTGACTTCATTTGGTATGAAGTTGGTCAACTCAGACAACGCATTTGAAAAAGGTCTGAGAGATGCTGGTCTCAGCATGAAAGATTTGTTTAATCCAAAAGCACAAGATGTCAGAGCCAAAGCATCTGCACTCACCAAGAAAAAAATGGGTGGCTTTGTTGAAGGACGCCTTGGTCTTATCATCGATGGTACTGGTAAAGATGCAGAGAAGATTAAAAAGCAGATGGAAGCCTTAGAAATGATTGGCTATGAGACTGCCATGATTTTTGTCAACACTGATCTAGAAACTGCTCTTAAAAGAAATAAAATGAGAGCACGAAGCTTGCCAGATGCTCAAGTAGAAAAAATGTGGAAGGGTGTTCAAAACAACCTTGGTGCGTTTCAGCGTATGTTCAGAGGCAATATGTATATCATCGATAACTCAGAAGGTCAGAACTTTGAAACTGCGGCTATGAGCACTTATAAAAAGATTGGCGCTTGGTCTAAAAAACTTCCAAACAATAAAGCAACTTCTGCTTGGATGAAAGCAGAGAAAGCCAAAAGAGGCATCAAAGAAGAGAATGCTGCAGCACCAGCAATGAACACTGGATCTATTCCTAACCCTGCTGTTACGGCAATGGGACCACGTAAGAAGAAAAAAGGTGATGCATATAATCCTATGCACGTAACGGATCGTAGACACAGGAATGGAAAGACTGTGTTAATTTCACGATTCAGAAACTATATGAAAAAAGATGGCTAAACTATACTTGATGATCATTGTCCTAGGTATCCTAGGAAGCGCAGGGTATGGTGCCTATGCATATTATACTAGCACACAAGCTACTATTGCTACGTTGAGAGAGAACAACGCAAAGCTTGAAGTTGCGCTTGAGACTGCTACAGAGAGTCTCGCTGTTATGGAAGCTACTGTAGAAAAAACAAATAAACTAAACAAACAACTCCAAACTGATCTGCAAGCAGCGGAGGCTTATAGTGATGAACTACGATCTAAATTTTCAAGATTGAATCTGGTTCAAGAAGCACTCAGAGACAGTGAGATATTGGAAGGAAAGATGAATGGAGCAACGGCAAACTTATGGCGTGAAATCATGGGGGAAAGTGGTAGCAGTGACGGTAGTAGCAGGCCTCTTCCTAGCTGGTTGCAGCGGCCTGACGAGGAAACCAGAGACGGAGATCAAAGTAGTAACGAAGATAGTTCCGACGACGATACCGACAGTAGCCCAGCCAAAACCAATACAGTTAAATGACACTCGTGTATGGGTAGTCACTGAAGATAACCTAGAAGAGTTCATTGCTGACTTTAAAGAACAATATGGTGAGGTAGCATTCGTTGCCTTGTCTATGCGTGACTATGAAAACCTAGCGTTGAACATAGGTGACCTAAAAAGATATATAGGTCAACAGAAAGAAATCATTGTATATTACGAGAAAGCAGTAACGCCAGATCCGAAGGAAGAAGAACCAGCGGAACAGTGACTTAATGTAACATGTAGAAAAATATTTTTGTAAAACACCACATTTAGTGCTTTACAAGAAACTCAAAGTAATATATAATACTACCAATCAGAAACAACTAAACAAGAATCGTTACGCTTGGTAGCGGTTAACAAATCCTATACACATTTTTTTGGAGAGAACGTATGCTAAAAGTCGTCCCTAATAACCGTGACACAGATACTCGTAATATCATGTCACAAACTAAATTTTATGAAGCCTACAGTCGATGGGACGATGATAAGGAAAGGTATGAGACGTGGGATGAATCCGTAACACGAGTTATGGATATGCATCGAAATTACTATTCAAGCAAAATGACACCTGCCTTGAATCAGTTGATCAATGAAGCAGAATCATACTACAAGTTACAGTATGTTCTTGGTGCTCAACGTGCATTGCAGTTTGGTGGTGACCAGATTATGAAGCACATGATGCGTATGTACAACTGTACATCATCCTATGCAGATCGTCCACGGTTTTTCTCTGAGTGCTTCTATGTCTTATTGTGTGGTGCTGGTGCTGGCTTCTCTGTACAGAAACATCATGTGGATAAAATGCCAAACATTGCTGATCGTAAGAAACAAGCAAAAGGTTGGGTTATCGAGGATTCCATCGAAGGTTGGGCAGATGCGCTGGGCGTGTTGTTGTCTACATTCTTTGAAGGTGGTGGACAGTTCCCAGATTTTGAAGGCCGTCGTGTATACTTTGACTTGACACAGATCCGCCCAAAGGGTGCTATGATTTCTGGTGGATTTAAAGCACCAGGTCCAGAACCACTTCGCAAGGCACTCGACAAGATTGAGCATCTCGTACAGTCTCGTATTTTGGCTGGCGCAGATCGTCTGCGTCCTATCGACGTATACGATATTGCTATGCATGCAGCAGATGCTGTACTTGCTGGTGGCGTTCGTCGTTCTGCTACAATCTGTTTATTCTCAGCGGATGATGAAGAGATGACCAAAGCCAAAACAGGCAACTGGTTCGTTGATAATCCACAGCGTGGTCGCTCCAACAACAGTGCTGTTATCGTGCGTGATGAGATCACACGTGAACAGTTCAAGGATATTATGGTATCAATTAAAGAGTTTGGTGAGCCAGGATTTTACTTCGTAGATGATAAAGATTTTACTACGAACCCGTGTGTTGAAATCGGCATGTATCCACAGATTGATGGTAAGTCTGGTTGGCAAGGTTGTAACCTAACAGAGATCAATGGTTCGAAGTGTACATCTCCAGAAGAGTTCCACAAGGCATGTCGTGCTGGTTCTATTCTTGGTACACTACAAGCTGGCTATACAGATTTTAAATACCTTGATGACACATCCAAGCAGATCTTTGATCGTGAAGCATTGCTTGGTGTATCGGTTACAGGTTGGATGAATAACCCAGATGTATTGCTCGATGCTGATGTACAGCGTGAAGGTGCCGCTATCGTACAGAAGGTAAACAAAGAAGTTGCTAAACTTATCGGTATTAATCCTGCGGCACGTACTACTTGTGTGAAACCAAGTGGCAACGCATCTGTACTCCTACAGACTGCTTCTGGTATCCATGCAGAACACTCACCACGTTATATCCGACACATTCAGTTGAATAAAGAATCCGAAGTTGCTCAGTTGATTGCACAGTCTAACCCATACATGGTAGATGAATCAGTATGGTCAAACAACGGCACAGACTATTGTGTGGCATTCCCTGTGATTACTCCAGCAAACTCACTATATCGTGAGGAGTTGATGGGTACAGATTTGCTTGAGAAAGTAAAGCTGGTACAACAGAACTGGGTAGAAGCTGGTACAAATGAAAAGCAGTGTGCAGATAAACGCATTCGGCATAACGTGTCTAATACTATTACAGTGCTACCGCATATGTGGACCGAGGTAGAAGATTATGTGTTTGATAACCGTCACTCATTCTCTGGTATCTCATTCCTTGCTGGATCTGGTGACAAGGACTTTGCACAGGCTCCTAACACTGAAGTCAAGACCGAAGAAGAGATTGTACGAGAATACGGTGCAGGTGCTCTTTTTGCTAGTGGCTTAATTGTTGATACATATAAGGCAGGGTTTAGAGATCTATGGGAAGCAACCTCTGCGGCACAGTATGCCGTTGGTGGTGAGGTTTCCGATATGAGAAAAGAGTGGGTACGTAGGTTCAATAACTTCAGTGAGAACTATTTCATGAACGATATGAAACAGGCAGAGTATTGTTTGAAAGATGTGTTCTTGCTACACAAGTGGACCAAAATCCAACAGAACTTGAACCCTATTGATTTTGATAATCAGCTAACGCAGAAGACGTTTACTGATATAGATACAATGGGAGCAATAGCATGTCAAGGTGGAGCATGTGAAATCTCCTTTTAATAACTGAGGAGAGAGCATGACGATAAGAACTATTTACGAAGTGAACTGCAGTTTTTGCGGTCAAGATAGTTTTATTCACAAATTCACTGAAGCAGAAGTTGGGGATGCCCCTGACTTCTGCCCTATGTGTGGGGAGCCAACAGTGGCAACACTGGTGGACGATGAGGATTGGGATGATTGAATGTCCTAGTGATTTTAGGTGGCAATATCTACCCAGATTTCCTACGGAAGTTTTAAATAAAGTTACAGAATATTTTTGGTCAAACTATCCTACCGAAGAAGATATCGCATCAATACCAAATGAAGTTCCTTATATCGGCAATACATCCTTTGCCAATATGTTTACAGAAACAGCGTTAGTCTTGGATCATCCTCTTTTAAAAAATGCTGTTCTATTTTTTATATCAGAACCCAACTCAGGGGTGTCTAATGTCCATACGGATAAATCCAGAGATTTTTCTATAAACTTTCCTATTCAAGTTGACCCTGTAAAGGGTCCATTCTTGTGCGGTCGTCATAAAGAATATAAGCGTTATATATGGAAAGAGACTGTCATTCTAGACGGTCAAGAAAGCAATCAATTTGGTTATAGAGAAAAAGATTTTGAAAAAGTACTTCTTGATCAACCCATTCTGTTAAGCACCAAGGTTCCTCATACGTGGGCAAACTACTCTGACAAGCATAGAGTTATAGCATCCTTCTTTTTAAAAGTTTCAGAGTTAGATGAGGCTATTGCCGTTACAAAGGATTGGATGTGATGTGGTATTATAAAAATGAACCTTTCAGTGCCGATGCGCCATCATTACACATATCAGAATATCAAGGGTTTGTGTATGTCATCACGGATCTTACCAATAACAAAAAGTACGTCGGTAAAAAAGGATTCTGGTCAAAGAAAACACTTCCGCCACTCAAAGGAAAAACCAGAAAGAGGCGTAGTATTGTCGAATCAGATTGGAAAATCTACTATGGATCATCTGATCAGGTTAAACAAATTCTACAAGAAAATGGAGAACAAAGCTTTCATCGTGAGATATTACATCTCTGTAAATCAAAAGGTGAGATGTCATACCTTGAAGCAAAGGAACAGTTTGATAGACGTGTATTGCTAGACGATAACTACTACAATGGTATCATAAACTGTAAGATCCATCGGTCTCATGTTAAGGGTTTACATGACTGAAAATATATGGTATAATGATGTGAACAAAAAAGAGGTATATTATGATTATCGTAGACTATAATGCTATCGCAATCGGTGGTGTTGTCGGTTCAAAGATGGGACTTGATGAGAACTTCATCAGGCATACCATTCTGAACTCACTACGCATGTATAAGAAGAAGTTCAATGACTATGGAGATATGGTCATTGTCTCTGATGCTGGTGGTAACTGGCGCAAGGATGTGTTCCCACAATACAAAGCCAAGCGTAAGAGTGGTCGAGACGATTCCAAAATTGATTGGGAAGAGGTATTTCGTATTACACATATGGTACGTGATGAGATTGCTGAACACTTTCATTGGCGTGTTATTCACCAGTGGGGATGTGAAGCAGATGATGTGATTGCAACACTGTGTCAACGGACACAAGAGTTCGGTAACCATGAGCCTGTTATGATTGTATCGGCTGATCATGATTTCAAGCAGTTACAAGTTTATGATAACGTGAAGCAGTATTCCCCCCTACATAAAAAGTTTGTTGTGGCAGAACCATCTGCTGCTGAGTATCGTTTGGAGCATATCATCAAAGGTTGCTCTGGTGACGGTGTGCCAAATGTACTATCTGACGATGACACATTCGTCGATGAGAGCAAACGCCAGACACCAATGTCTAAAAAGAAACTACAGATGTTGATGGAAGATCCTAGGTCTCTTGGTGAACAAGTATATCGTAACTATATTCGTAATGAAAAACTTGTGTCATTGACTGATAAAAAACATGATATTCCAGAATCTGTACGATCTGATATTATAAATACATTCGAAGAACAACACACTCGTTGGCATAACAAAGGTAAGATCTTTCCATACCTTGTAGAAAAACGTTGCCGACACTTGATAGAAAGCATTGAGGACTTTTTTTAATGAGATACACTTATGAGATATTTGAAGCAGTGACCAAAGCCAAAACAGCGGCTGAGAAGAAAGATATTCTAACACAGAACGAAAAAGAATGGGCAATGAAGGATCTGATTAAAGGAACCTTTGATGACTCATTGGAGTTTCTCTTGCCAAAAGGTGAAGTGCCATACACAGCATGTCAGGAACATAATGCCCCATCCGACTGGAAACGACAGCATAAGCAGTTGCGGTACGTGGTGAAGGGTGGCCCTGGCGAAAAGATGAGTGCTATCAAAAGAGAACACATATTCTTGGGTATGTTGGAATCGATACATCCCAAGGATGCAGAACTAGTTGTCAAAATGATTAATAAAGATAAGACACTAGCAAAAGGACTCACTAAAAAACTAGTAAAGGAGGTATTTCCAAGTCTTATATGAAATTAAACTCTAGCAAGAAGGATAATACTTTTTAGTTCTGGGACGTGTCACTTTTGTGGCTCGTCCCTTTTTTCATTTCTATCAACCATTAAGGATAAAGAAATTCATGCTTTCAATTCAAATAGATCGTTTAAAAAAAGATTCGAAGAAACTAAGTTACTACGCTGAAAGATACAAGAAACAAGGAAAGACAGACCGAATGTATAAAATATTAAAAAAGCAGAAGTTCCTAGACGATCAGATATTTGAGATGCAAGAGGCTAAAACAGCAAGTTAGGGGGTAACCGTAATCTCTTTAATACGGTGGGGCTGATCTAGTACCCATATAATTACATCGTGGACATAATCAAGACTCATCTTTTTAACGTCTTTATGTGCAGATCTCTCTGTATCAAAATAGCCAAAGTTGATAATGGTTGTGTCCACGTTTTGCCAGAATAAGGCATCGTTGGCATCTCTCAGTTGTTTCTTTTCAAGACCATATCGGAAGTTGTCTTTATACCCCTTAGTCCAATCAGATCCAGCAGATCCAATGTTAATGATTCTCTTACCTTGCTCTGCTGCTTGATATAGACGATGTACTTGTAGATATCCATCATGTTTATTGTTAATAAATACCTCGCAATCTTCCATGGTAGATACACACTTCTCTGGATATCGATCAATCCAATACCTACCCAATCCACGTCTTGTACCATTAATAAAAAATTCCATTGTGTTCCCCCTGTGCTTAAAGGCTGATAACCTATTATATACTGATTCGCACGATTCGTCAATCCTGCAAAAAGTATCAGAAAAAAGGTGATAACAATTTTAAACTAAATGCTAAGTGCTTGAGTTTGCTTATCTTTTTTCAAAAGTTTTCTCTTGACCATCTGAGCGTATAATGCTATTGTATATATGTAATCAAGAGAAAGAGAGAATCACTATGTTTCGCATTCCCCCCTTCAACCAGATGAATGAAATGACTTTAGAAGAAGCTAAAGGTATCATCACCAATCTCGGTGGTACCAAAACTCTTCTTGATGGTCTTGAGTACATGGACAACATGTGGAAAGAGCATTGTTTCAATGAAGATGATGACGATGATTTCTATGACACTTGGATCTATGAGGTAAATGCCTTCAATGTCGTATTCAAAAAAATGCAGCCTCTCTTTGCTTGAGTTTGAGGGATATAAACTGAGCCAAAAGCAGAAAGCCTTGATCAGCAAGGCTACTGCGATTGTGCTGTCCAATCTTGTATCGAAGCGGATGGCTGAGTCTCTGGAAATCACCATTGAGATAAACCGAAAGCTGTTCAAAGAAACAGGCACCCTTGGTAACTGTGGTCTTGAGGATGATGCACGGTCTCCTAAGTATTTCACGATTGAACTGAACTACGGTGGAGCAAGCATGATGGATGAACTCATTCAGACACTGTGTCATGAACTGGTTCACGTTGTTCAATATGCTCAACGGCGGATGCGGTGTCTTTCTGGTTCTTATGCCGTAGCATGGGGAAAGGATCACTACAATACGCAAGAGATTGCTTATGATGATCGGCCTTGGGAAATCGAAGCATTTGAGTTAGAAGAGATGCTATATAGTAAGGTAAAGGAAACGCTTTAACACGAGGAAACAAATGCCCCAATACACAATGAGAGATATTAAAACCAAGGAAGAGTTTGAGGTAACTTGCACTTGGACAGAGATGCAAGAGTTACTTAATGAGAACACTAATCTGGTTCAAAAACTATCCACGCCAAAGATTATCTCTGGTAGGAGTGGTGGCATGAAAGTTCCAGATGGATTTACCGATTTGAAAAAGAATATCAAAAAACACTCTGGTCGAGGCAATACGATTAAAATATGAGCAACAAAACTCTCAACACTTCTCCTTGTCGGTTAAGTGATATGTATGAATTTGAAGCACTGACAGACAACCAACAGAAAGCAAGGGATGCATGGGAAGAAGACCATCACCTTGTTTTGAGTGGATCTGCTGGTACAGGCAAGACATATCTTGGAATGTATTTCGCTCTCGAAAAAGTTTTAAGTAAAGAAACCAGCTTCGATAAAGTTATCATCATTCGTTCTATCGTGCCTACACGTGAGATTGGATATCTACCTGGAACCAGAGAAGAGAAGGAGTCTCCATACACTATTCCTTATGTGGACATATGCGCTGATATTCTGGATACTGGCAATGCCTATCAGAAGTTGGTTTTGCAAGGCAAAGCCGAGTTCATGAGCACATCCTTTATTCGTGGCACCACATTTGATAACTGCATTGTCCTCGTGGATGAGATGCAGAACTTGAACTTCCACGAACTAGATTCTGTAATCACACGAGTGGGTGAAAACTGCAGAATGATTATGTGTGGAGACTACTACCAATCTGATTTTGAAAAAGATAGAGACAAGAACGGTGTTATACAGTTTCTAAACATTCTAGAGCAACTCACCAAGTTTGAGACCATAGAGTTTACTTGGAAAGATATCGTCAGATCAGACTTTGTTCGTGATTATATCATGACAAAAGAAATGTTAGGGGTTGACAGAATCTCTTAAAAGACCTATAATAGAATCATAAACGAAACAACTGTGAAAAGGCACAACCCCTAGAATGGCAAAATACTCTCGTTACGATCCTCGAAACAAGAACAAAGGTAAGCAGAAAGAACGAACGCTGGAGAAAGATAATCGGATCAAAGACTCCACGGTAAAAGGTACTAAACTAAAATTGAAGTCATATCAAGCAGAGAAACTGGCTGAGATTACACAAAAAGAAGATATATAATGAAATATGAATATAGTGACAATCTAATCCTCACTGACTGTGATGGAGTATTAATGAACTGGGAGTATGCATTCATTACATGGATGACTCGTAAAGGTTTTGAACAGATAAATAGCACCGACTATGATGTTGGAAAACGTTTTGGTATGGAGAAAGAAGAGAGCCGTAAATATGTTCGTATGTTTAACGAATCTGCTGCTATCGGTTTCTTACCACCTTTACGTGATGCTATTCATTACATTGATTTGTTACACCGTAAGTATGGTTATGTATTTCACATGATCACTTCTTTGAGTAATGATCCTCAAGCACAAGAGTTGCGTATCGCTAACACCAAGAAACTTTTTGGCGAGACTGCGTTTGAGAAGTTTGTATTCCTTGATACTGGTGCTGACAAAGACGAAGCACTTGAACCATATCGTGACACTGGATTGCCATGGATTGAAGATAAGCCTGAGAATGCCGATTTGGGTTGGCGCATGGGTCTTAATAGTATGCTTGTTGAGCATGGTCACAACATGAACCATGCACCTCAAACAACACACAAAAACTGGAAATCTATTTTCTACACCTTAACAGGAGAATAAATATGGACAATGTTTTTACGGCACTTGCCTTCCGTTCTCGTTGGGAAGACATCACACAATCGTTTCGTTTTTCAGAAAATGAGAGGCATCAAGGTACTATAGATAACTTGATGTGGTTTCTAAAAGAAGGCAAGAAAAGCAATGCTCGTAGAAAGCACTATAATGAAGCAGTGCATCTAGCGGAAGTGATTCTAGGACTCCATGATAAAATTGACAAAGAACCCAAATCTGATAACAAACAAAAGAATCAGGGAGAACTGGTATCCTGTTAACAAACGACAAAGGATCATAGCCAAGGCAACAGTAGGCTGTGGTGATATTATGTTTGCCTATAATGTCGCCCATTTAAGATCCCATATAATAGAGAAGCCAGTGTATCTTGAGGTGCACTGGTTTTATCCAGAAGATTACTACCATCATTTTGAAGATCCAGAGACATTACCAGAGAGAGCCGAATATCTTCTAAAGTTCTACAATAATGATACAACAGATGTCATTATAGACCACAAATTTAACTCCACGGATTGGTCTCTCTATTATAAAAAGTTTATTGGGTTTGAAGATAAGTATGGAGAGGTTCGTAGAGGAACCAAAAGACCTAGTAATATTAAAATAAATGAGTGGCAGTTTAGAGATATAGATATCCCTGTTGTCAATAAGAAGATCACTATATGGCATTCTGCTTTAAACAGTGAGTTACCAAGACCCTTCAAGAGAACGTTTAACTTGAAAGAATGGGACCAAGTAAAGAAGATCTTAGAGATACAAGGTTATAGTGTTACGTTCATTGATTATAGAACACCTATTCGAGAAGTTCTTTACCATATTGCTAGTTGCGAATGTGTGATCTGTTATGAAGGAATGTGGCACTACGTAGCCAAGAATCTAAACAAACCTATGATTGTTCTCACCAAAGATTTGATTACAGGGTTTCACACACCTGCTGCAGTCAAATACAAGGTCAGAAAAGTCGAACAGCATCAGATCAGTTACTTTTATGATATTGATAACAAGATAATCGAAGCCAAATCCATGGCTGAAAAACAAAGAAAAAAGTTGAGTTTACTATATGAAAATTGATAGAGCGGTAATCGAGATCAATGGTGGGTGTAACTACACTTGTCAGATGTGTCCACAAACAAATCCAGATGGAACACACGGTGCACGTGGTAAGAACTGGCTCAAGAAAATGTCACTCACAGAGTTTGAAGATAATGTTGCTCAGTGTGCAGAAGCAGGGTTGAATGTGGTAAACTTAGATGGTTCTGGAGAGGTAACACTGAACCGTAATCTGCCAGAATACATCAAGATCGTAAAGAAGTATGGTGCCAAGGCATTCATGTTCTCAAACGGTCTGCGTATGTCATATAACTTTATGAACGAGACTGTTGATGCTGGTTGTGATTTCTTTCGGTTTTCTATTATAGGATACAATGCTGACCTTTATTGGAAGTGGATGAATAGCCCATACTTTGGAAAGGTGATTAAAAACCTACATGATATGCAAGAGTATGTAACCAAGACAGGATCTGATTGTGTCGTTGCTACCTATCATCTTGTTCTGGATAATGACAATATCGACTATGAGGTTGAGCAATATAAAAAGATTGTAGAAGGTGCTGGAGTCAGTACAGAGATTTGGAAAATGCACAACTGGTCTGGTGTGTATGAACCAGAGTATGCAAGGAAAGGCAAACTCAAAACTTGTGGCAGACCGTTCTCACCTGACGTAGTAATCCGAGCAGGTGGTCTCGATGGTAACAAAGGTGCTATCCATCCTTGCTGCCAAGTATTGGGTAGAGATGATGAAGCCGTTCTGGGTCATATGAGCACGAACACACTTGAAGAGATCTGGTATGGCGAGCCTTATAACCAACTGAGAAAGCAGCACGAGATGGGAGATTTTCCAGACTTCTGTAAAGGTTGTGATTTCTTGATTGATGATCCAGAGGTTCTTGTATACACCAATCATGATAGAAAAAACTACAAGATGCACGGTACGGAATTTGACCTCAATGACTATCGCTAAAACACTACCGATCTACCAGATTGTAATACCAAACAATCCTATCTCAGAATACTATGCTGAGAAATCCGTGGAAAGTTTTAACAAGTTTGGGTACACAAACATCATACGTGTACATGCTAGTACCCCTGATGATATGCCAAACTATCTGTTTTTCAGTGACCAGAGAGAGTACAGTAAAGAGCGTACACGAGAGTGGTTACCAGAAGAAAAAGCAATATGGTATTCTCATTATAGATGTTGGCATAAAATAGCAAAACAGAATGGCAAGCCATTCGTGGGACCATCCCTTGTAATAGAACACGATTGCATTATGACAAAGGAACTGCCAGAACAACTTTTAAAGAAACGTCTTTGGTCGTTTGGTATGACCGAAGATAAGAGAAATCTAGCTGCTTTGGGTTACCTTATAAAGCCTTCAATGGCGAAAGAACTCTTGTTTATCAATCGAATTAATATGCCTGTTGATGGGTATCTACATTCTAAGCAAGATCCTTGGTATCCTAGAGGTACATTTAAAAGCGAATATATAGATACAACCATATGCGCAGAGCATTATATTAATTCTGATATAGGCACAACAAAACCGACAATAGGTACAACATGAAACGATTGATCTATCAAGTCTACACTGGCAAGCCATCCAAATTATATGATTGGTGCACCCAGAGTGTAGAAGAATACGCAGAGAAAATAGGCGCAGAATACATTTGCCAGAGGCATCCTATCCTCAAAATAAAACCCGATGTTTTCCAAACCAATAGGAGCAAAGAAAGCTATGAGAAGTATGGTGGATTCCTTCCGATATATGAAAAAGAGAATGCGTTTGGATACCTCGACAGATTCGATCAAGTGGCAATTGTGGATGCTGATGTGTATATCAGGAGCAGTGCTTCATCTATCTTTGATGATCTACCTGTTTCTTATGACTTTGGCGCTGTAGTAGAAAGAGACATGCCACTCACTCCAGCATATGTAAACAAGATTACAAACTACAGCAATATGCAATATGGACGTCTCAAAGATGTTGATTGGAAATGGAATAAGCGTGGTGGTGAGTTCATGAACATGGGTATCATGGTAATGAATAAAAGCTTTGCCAAATACCTCAAAGGTCAAACCCCTAAAGAGTTCCTACAGCGCAGTGAGTTCCAAAGGTTTATCAACGGTGATGGTGCTTGGAAATGGTCTACTGATCAAACGCTGCTGAACTGGTGGATTCGTAAGGAGAAGATGAACATCAAAAATATGGATTGGAAATGGAATGGATTGTATGCAGCAAATACCAAGATTGGATACTGCGATTTCGTGCATTTCTTCCTCAAAGATAAGTTGCCCAATAAGGGTGAGAATGTAAAAGAGTTGATGGAAAGTATCGATGAGACTTATATCCCATAGAGGCAATATCAACGGCCCAAAGCCCAAATATGAAAACACGACAAGTTATATACTCGAAGCTATTCAAGAAGGTTACGATGTAGAGATAGACCTAAGAAGAGAAGATAATGCGTTGTGGTTGGGTCATGATGATAAATCAGAAAAGATCCGCACAAGCTTTCTGTATGACAATTTTGACAAACTTTGGATTCATTGCAAAGACATGAGTTCTCTTTCATATCTCAACCGTTCGAGTCTCAACTACTTTTGGCATGAGAATGATGATTACACGATAACCTCACGTGGATGGATCTGGGCCTATCCTGGTAAACAAGTAGAAATACATACTGTATCAATAGCTGTTTTACCAGAGATAAATAAGACTAATGTAGACAACTTTTCAGGAGTTTGCAGTGATCAGATAGGACTTTACAAATGAAATATTATACTGTTATATATGAAGTAGATGGACCAGACATTCAAAAGGCTGCTTGGAATATTGCAATCGGTCAGAGTATTGGTAATCCAAACATTCGATCTGAAATCGAAACAGCACAGAACATCAAAGATTTTGAAGCAACGATTGAATCCATCGAAGGTAATATTGTAAAGATAAACTTTCCTTTAGATGCATGGGATTGGCCTAATCTAAATCAACTTATGTGTGTTATCCAAGGTGGTCAATCAGACATTGAGTGTGTGCACCGATGTCGAGTCATTGATATCGAAGGTTTGCCATATATGAATGAACCAGTGCTTGGTCTCAAGAAATGGAAAGAGCGAGTCGGTGCAGAGAATCGACCTCTATTTGGTGGTATTATTAAACCAAAATCTGGATTGACCCCAGACCAGATGATGAGTATTGTACAGCAGATGATTGATGGTGGTGCTGATTTTATCAAAGAAGATGAGATCATGGCTAATAATAGCTACTATCCATTGAGTGCTAGAGTAGATGATGTAACGAAAGCCATCAAAGATTCTGGATGGAAAGGTGTATATGCGTATTGTGTCAATGCAGATCCTTTACAGATAATCGACAATTTGAATACGATTAAAGAACATGGCGGTGAAGCATGTCATATCAACTTCTGGTCTAGTATGGGTGCATATACAACTTCCAATAAACTAGGTGTTGTAACACATTTTCAAAGATCTGGTATTCGAACATGGACAGATCCAAACAACAGATTTTCTATTTCTTGGAACGTAATCGTAAAACTTGCTATTATGGCAGGTGTTGATTCCATGCACGTTGGTATGCTTGGTGGATACTATCCAGAAGGTGAGTCAGAAGAGGAGACGCATAAAGCAGTTTCTGATCTGATCAACACCGACCGAGTTGCTGCCTTGAGTTGTGGCATGAACCCAGAAATTGCAAGAGAGATCCGTGGTCTGATTGGAAACGATTGGATGGCTAACATTGGTGGGTGGCTACATACTGGAGAAACCATCTATGAAAAAGTTTACGAAATGAGAAAGAGCCTTGAATGAAAATTATATTACCTATGGCTGGCAATGGTCAGCGATTTTTTGATGCTGGTTATGATCTACCAAAACCCCTAATCGATGTCAAAGGTGCTCCTATGTTTAAAAGAGTGCTAGACAATATTACTGATGAATATAAAGGTGTAGAGGTTGTTGCAATCGTTAGACCAGACCACGTAGAGAAATATTCGATTGATCAAAAGCTAAAAGAAGCACTTCCTAACATTGAGATTGTAGTAACAGATGGACCAACCGAGGGTGCAGCTTGTACTGTAATGTTGGCGATTGACCAATATAGTGAAGATGAGGTTCTTATTGCAAACTGTGATCAGATCGCAGAGTTTAATGCCTCTATATTTCACACATTCAGTACAACATCTGATGGAACTATTCTAACCTTCTTTAGTGATAACCCAGAGCCAAAACACTCTTATGTCACAGTTGATTCACAAGGGTTCCTTAAAGAACTCGCAGAAAAAAGAAAGATATCGGATGTAGCTACAGTGGGGGTTTATCACTTTAGTTCACAGCGAGAGTTTAGTAATGCAGTAAAAGCTATGATGGAAGCAGACGATAGGATCAATGGAGAGTTCTATCTCGCTCCTGTGTATAACTATTACAGAGGAAATGTATCTTGTTTTGATTGTACTCAAATGTATGGTATGGGAACTCCAGAAGAACTAGAAGCATTCAAACAGACAGATTATTATGAGGCACTATGAAACTAGCAGTATGTATGAACGGACTCTTCCGTAATCATGTGAAACCACATGTGGGAGTACTCCACAAAAGATTTCACGAAAAATTTCCAACAGCAGATTTTTACTACCACACGTGGACAGAGTTTGAAAATACTGTCCCATCGCAGTATAAAATGAATCAAGACTATTTCTTTACTGATCCAGAGCCAAAACTAAAATACCACCCTATCTCTGATTCTAAAACAAATTGCAAACACGGTAAATGGCATCCCTATAAATCAGGTAACTTAATGCGTCACAAGACCCAAAATGGGTCCAAGCAGATCCTTGGATATGCTATGATGCACAAGAATATCCAGAAGGAATATGACGTTGTGATTCGTGCACGATGGGATACTGCACTTGATGAGCAAGTAGATTTTACTCCATATATAGAAATGGCTTACGAAGAAGGTCCAGTAGGGTTTTCTATAAGAGGAAAAAGAGGTCCATCTGGAAAAGACGGTAAGGTTAAAATTGTAGAAAAGACTGACTATGATCCAATGGATGATTGGTTTGGTTATCTACAAGATGCTTTGATTATACACAAACAAGAACATTTTGATCCAGACTACGTTTTGCAGTTACATAAAGACGAAAACTTATGGCCTGCAGAATGGGGATGGTATCAAGTGATGAGTTTACCGTATGGTGATGATATTCATACGAGTTGTCATGGTGGTGCTTATATAGCAAGGTGAGGTTAAAATGATACCAAAGGTTTTTATACACATTCCCAAAAATGGCGGAATGACTATCAGGCGCAGTCCACTACTCAGAGATAAAGTTCGTGTTGCGACCCCTGATATACACAAGTCCAAAGAATATTCAAACGCAGTTCTGACTACAATGAACAAAAACAATGATCACCATGGCTATGAACATGCACGATGGCGAGATCTGAAAAGATCTGTGGTGGAAGGTTTTGGATCATTTGCCATTGTAAGAAACCCATGGGATCGTGTCGTTTCAAGATATTTCTTTGCAAAGAAAGTAATCGAGGTAGAGATGGGACAACCAGCATCGTATGCTGATGTCACTTCTTTTGAAGCATTTATCGAGGAAAGGCATAAATGGGGCGATAAAGATTACATGTGGCATCGTGCAGTAAGAGGCTGGTATCCAGCACTTGACCATGTTACTGATGAAAAAGGTAATATCAAATGTGATATACTATCGTTTGAGGATTATAACTCGGATGTAATGGCATACTTTAATCTCAGTGAAATGTCCAGAGCACGTAATGTAACAGCTATGAACAAAGGGATATATACAGATGTATATACACCAGAGACAAGAAACATTATTGGTGATTGGTACAAAGATGATATCGAAACATTTGGATATGATTTTGGAACAGGTCCAACCAAAAATTTATGGAGAATGAAATGAGTGAACTGTTGAAAATCTTTGATAAACATGACTGCGACAAGGGTAGTCGTAAGCACTTTTATAATGAGGTCTATGAACCGCACTTTGAAAAGGTGAGAAACGATCCTATTAATATCTTAGAGATTGGTGTTTTTCTAGGAGAGAGCACTGCTGCTTTTCATGAGTATTTTCCTAATGCTAACATCTATGGCATCGACATTTTTGTTCGTACAAGTCCAGAAGATTTAGAAATCTTGAAAGAGGAGAGGGTTCATTTTATCAAAGGTGATTCGATGGACCCAATGATTAAAACACAGATTGAAGAAGAATGGCCTGGAGTTAAGTTTGATATCATCATTGATGATGGTGCTCATTGGCCTGAAGCAAATCGTCTCACGTTTAAACACACAGCACCATTTTTGAAAGAAAAGGGTAAATATTTTGTTGAAGATGTTTGGCCTATTGATGAAATGGGTATTGAAGATATCAATCATTATTGGATTAAAAAGAACCCAGACCGTTACAGCCAGACTAGCTATAAAAAGTTTTTAAATGAGTTTTCCTTTGGATATATCAGTGAATGGTACGATGTGAGACAAAAGACCAAACTTTCAAGTCTCGTAAAAAGAGGTAAGGGTAATAAACCAGAGTGGATTTCTGACAGCACTATTATGTTGATCGAACATGACCATACCATTACCATTTAATATTGACAAACCATCATTAGAAAAGGTACTCGAAAGGACAAAGTATAGAATGGACGCTTATATCATATCAATCACCAATAATCATGAGAGCACAGTTGCGACTCGTAGACTTATGCTTTCTATCAAAGACAGTAGATCCGATATCAATGCGTTTATCTATGATGCAGTCATTCCAAGAAATCTAAAAGAAAACATGAGTAAGGTATTTCCTCAGTCGAATGTCCTACCACCAATCTCGTACACATATCCTATCGAAGGATCTCGCTTTGACATGAAATCTGGAATGCAGTTGTCTGCATATCCCACAGCACATCTAGACAAGAGGATCTCGTGTTTCATGAGCCACTATAATCTATGGCTCAAGTGTGTGAAAGATGATAAGCCTATCATGATTCTAGAGCACGATGCTCAGTTTACTCGTAGGTTTGAATGGGACAAGATAGAAGATAGATTCAATGGAGATATTCTTGCACTCAACTCACCAATGGGAGCTACGAGAAAAGCTACTCTTTACAATGAAAAAGTAAAGGAACTCGTTGAGAAAAAGGTAAGAATGCAGAAGAAGAAGAGTGACGTCAACGTAGTCCTAGTGCCGTGGATTGATGACAAGATTATTCCACAAGGATTGCCTGGGAATAGCGCATATATAATCAAACCAGCAGGGGCAAAGAAGCTGATCGAACTTACATCAGAGCATGGCATATGGCCTAATGATGCTCTGATGTGCAAACAGTTAATGCCAGGGAAACTCCAACAACTCTATCCCTTTGTAACAAAGGTACAGAAAATTGATTCGCATACATCCAAATAAGTACATTCTAATACACATACCCAAGAATGCTGGTACAAGTATAAGAGAGAATGCGGATGGAAGACTTATACATGCCATTCAGAAACAGAATGTAACAAAGACGGTTACACCAGATCACCTTAACTTCATGGTGCATCACTGCCCAGCGACCTATTTACATAGGCAGTTGAAATCACATCCAAAGGTAGCAGTGATTCGTAATCCTTGGTCAAGGCTTGTATCTCTGTATGAGCATGCTGATCATTTAAGAGAACATGGTGTCGGTGATTATTTTCAGAGAGAAAAGATCTCTTGGGATGAGTTTATAGATCGTATAGATAGTTACATTCAAACATCAGTATTCTACTACAATCATCCCTATGACCATTTCGCATCACAGTCTGATTGGTTGACGCCTGAGGTTAAGCTTCTCAGATACGAACATCTGTCAGAAGATTATGAAAAACTTTTTAAAACACCTTTGACAACGATTGCAAACAAAGGGGTTTACAAAGAACACTATACATGTTATTATAGTAAAAACCAAATCGAAAAAGTTCGAGAGTGGTTTAGATATGATATTTACAAGTTTGGGTGTGACTTTGAAACCACGGCAAGGAACATAAGATGAGAAAAGCATACGTCATTACTATTCTCGATAATGAGAGATCCGTACAAGTGGCTGAACGGTGTATCAAGTCTGGTAAAAAACATGGACTTGAAATAGAAAAATGGAAAGCATATACACCAAACCGTGATCTGATAAATCGAGTTGCTTCTTTTGGTATCGACCCACGAGCATTTGATGAGGTGTACTCTCGTACAGATAACTGTATGGCGGCATTTTTATCACACTATTCTTTGTGGGCGAAGGCTGTGAGGGAGAAGATCGATGTACTGATCTTTGAGCACGATGCCGTGATAGTGAACGAAATCCCAGAAGTCAATGGTTACCAAGGGTGCATTACATTTGGAAAACCGTCATACGGTCAATACAACATCCCTAGATATCTGGGTGTACAAGAACTACAGCATAAGAGATATTTTGGTGGAGCACATGCCTATCAAGTATCGTGGCAAGCAGCCGAGGTTCTGATTAAGAAGGCAAAGAGCAAAGCGGCACCTACAGACGTTTTCCTTCACTTAGATAATTTTAGATTCCTACAAGAGTATTATCCATGGCCTGTTGAAGCAAGAGATAACTTCAGCACAATCCAAGTTGAAAGAGGATGTTTGTCAAAGCACCAATACAATAAGGAAACCTATGACATTATCTAAGCGAACATTTATGACAGGAGTTGACAAGACCACTCAGTGGATGCTGCCATGGTTTATGAAAAACTTCAAGAAGCATAACAAAAAAGAAAAGATTGTTGTGTACGATTTTGGTATGACGCCTGATATGGCTGGTCAGTACGGTGCAGTGGAACTGAAAACAGTGGCAAGAGGTTGGTTCAAGAAACCAGCAGCGATGCTACATCAGAGTAAACTCTCAGAGAAAACATGTTGGATTGATTCTGACTGTGAGGTGTTGGGTGACGTATCTGGCATATGGGATTGCATTGTACCAAACAAACTACTCATGGTTGAGGATAAACCTTGGTCAACACGTAAAGGAATTAAGTGGCACAACTCTGGTGTGGTAGGATTTGAAGGCACACCACAGATTCTTAGAGAATGGGAACACCAGTGTGCCGTACCAGCACAGTCTGGAGACCAAGAGGTGTTGCATCATATGATTGGTGACAACGATATAATGAAAATGGGTCTTATTGAAGATTTGCCTAATAAATACAACGTACTCCGATTACAGAAGACAGATAAAACGGAGCCGAAAGAAAAACTCATTTTGCACCACACAGGCAGAAAAGGTAAACTGCATATCGAAAGGTTGATTAATGGCTAGAACAGCACATATTATTGGAAATGGTGATAGAGCAGGAATGTTCAAGCAACCTCAAAAAGGTATCAAGATCACGTGTAACCTTCCTCCATTTAGTGTCGAAGGAGCATATGCAACGTGCCTTGTAGATTTCAAGATTATGCATGCCATGCATCTACAAGAGATTGCCATTCCTGGAGATTGGATCTTGGGGTTCAGACCACACAAATACTTAGAGATGAACCCAGATCTTCGTATTCGATGGGCTTCTCAAATCCGAGATTACTTCACTGATAAACCACCATATGCTCCAACACTCACTGATTGGAACTGTGGTCACATGGCTACACGATATGCTTGCCATCCAAATAAGATTGGTGCCGATACCATTCACATGTATGGGTTTGATTCTATCTTTGATATGAACCTCAAGAGTTGTTCAGATTTCTACTTGAACAGCGATAGATCTGATATGAACCAAGTAAGGCTGGCTGATAACTGGCGTCCTATCTGGGTAAAGCTATTCGAAGAGTTTCCAGACAAGCAGTTTGTTCTGCACCACAATCATACTAAAGCTAGAATTAATCTACCAGAGAATGTTGAAATTGTCACAAAATGATAAGAGTGCTATACTCTAATCCTGCCGCTGAAGAAAGGCAGATATGGTTGCCCTATGCGTGGGGTAGATTTAGAGAGTATTGCGACTACCAAAGTAAACACGATCTAACGCAAGTAAACTGGCTACCACCTCTCATCGAAGGTTGGTTTGATGTGGATCGACTTATAGAAGAGCACGACCTAAAAAATGTTGATGTACTACTATTATCTTTCTATGTCTGGAACGAAGAGCGACAACTGGAAATCGCCAAGAGAGCAAGAGCGGCAAACCCTAATGTCCTTATTCTTGCTGGTGGACCACAAGCCCAATACAGACCACACCAGAACACAAAAGCATACGAAGTCTGTGATTGGATCACTCCTTGGGAAGGTGAAGATGTTCTTGCAGAGGTTCTTTATCAAAAAGTAAATAGGCAGATAGTCAACCATAATCTACTTGTCGATCCTAAAAATCCTGTAGATCAAGTCAAAGCGAAACGGCTCTTTTTAAAAGAGTTTCGATCTCCATATAAGCTGTACTGGAATGAATATGTCCAGATAGGTAAAACTATTAAAGAGAGACATGGTAAGATTTTTACGATGTGGGAAACAAATAGAGGTTGCCCATATAAATGTGCATTCTGTGATTGGGGTTCTGCTACGTCAGATAAGATTCGTAGACTGACTGAAGATACCGTCATGGAAGACCTTGAGGCATTCTCAAAACTAGGTGTCACCTATGTGTTCAATGCCGATGCTAACTTTGGTATATTCAAGGATGATATCAAGTACATTGAGAGAGCGGTAGAACTGAAGAAGACTACAGGCTATCCACAAGAGATTCAATTTTCGGCAGCGAAGAACAAGAAAGAGGTAAGCAACCAAGCACACAAGATTCTGTATGAAGCCAACATGTGTAATGGTGCTCAGATATCCTATCAACATACAGACGATGCTGTACTTGATGCTATTGACCGTTCTAATATCAAGCAAGACAAGCTGCAAGAAGAACTGAACGAAGCTTTCAAGAACAATATCCCTCTTGTTGGCGTATCCATCTTAGGGAATCCAGGTGACACAGTAGAGAAGTGGAAACACAATCTTGGCTATATGCTGGAGATTGGGTTTCATCATGATCTACGTGTCCATGATTTTATGTTATTACCGAATGCTCCAGCAGCAGATCCAGAATATATTGACAAGTATGGTATCAAGACCACTCGCTTGAGAAATGAGAACTCTACATTCAGAACTCTATATCACTCTGAGTTCGTCACAGAAACCAATACGTATTCTAAGGATGACTATGCTGATATGCAAGCATTCACACAGTTCTTGATTGGATTTCACATACTCAATGTGAGTAAGTTTGTGGCACACTTTGCTCGACATTATTACACTATTGATTATGCAACTTTTTATAGTAAGCTATCTCAGATGCCTACATGCCAGAGGATATATAATGAGGTAAAGGATCATATGAAGAAGTACGTGGCACATGAGGTTGACTCGAAAGCCATGGTGTTTCGTGGAAGTAAAATACCAGCAGATGTGTATGTGAAATATAGAGCGGTAGAGAACCTTGCTGACATTCTAAATGAGATTGTTGATCTGATGCTAGAACTGACTCCTCTGTCCGAAGATAAGATGAGAGATATGGTAAAGGCACAATACATGACAATCGTTTCATGGAGAAAGCCAAAACCTCTCACGATGAAATATAACTTCAGTGAGATCTTTAATATGCTCAACAACCTAATCCCAGGCGAACGGAGCAATCTGATGGACATCCAACCAAACGAACGAGAGGTTGAAATAAATACATTTAAAGTGAGCACTCAGTTCGAGGAGAACTTGCTAGAGTTCTTCGACTATGAAAGATTTAAAAACTTATTCGACCTCAAAAATCAACCGAATAAACGTGAGGGTATGTCTCACTATCCACAGTCACTGGAGTTATAATGAAAAAAGAGATGACATTCTGGAGAGACTCCATTGAGAAACAGAATGACCACACTCATATAAAGCACATGCACAAGTGGACCTTCACCACTGAGGGGGGTAAAGAATACCTCGATCTGGCATGGGGAAATACTGCACCTTTGGGATCACAGAATAGTAGAATGGCACAAGCCGTTCATGAAGCTGTTTATCACTATACAAGACTTCCATCTACACGTGGTCTCACGAACCACATGCAAGAAGAGTTGAGTACATTCTTGTGCAAAGACGATTGGGCAGGCTATACTTGGGCTTTGTCTGGATCTGATGCTGTAGATCAAGCAATCATTATTGCCGATGAGTATTGGAAGACATTGAATAAAGTAAAGCCAAGCATCGTGTCTATGAGTCCTAGCTACCATGGAAACACATATCTTTCTAGATCCATGGGTGATATGAATGTTCCTTTGGGAAGAATGTCTCGTACAAGATTACTCAAACCTATCGAAGGTATGGGAGTAGAAGAAGAGAAGAAAATGTTGTTCAGATTGGAACGAGAGTTCAAGTCTGGCGATGTTGGTTCCTTCATTATCGAACCAGTAATGGTGCATGCTGGGGTTCTGTACCTATCAAACTTCGCTTGGATTAACATCCGCAGATTGTGCAACGAATACAAGGTTATTCTCATTACTGACGATATATCTTCTGGCTGTGGAAAACTTGGATCTTGGCATTCTACACACACCGCACAGCATGGAGTGCAGAGTGACATAAACATCTTAGGCAAAGCTTTGACAGGGGGATACGCTCCACTTGCCATGACCTTCTCAAGAGACTTCATTTGGGAGAGGGTTGGAACGAGGTGCATGTTTGGAAACAGCCACTATCCGTTTATGGGTGGAGTAGCTGCTGCCCTAGAGTACATAAAGATCGTCGAAGAGCAGTTTTTGTTCTACAAGGTAGTGAAGGATAAGAAGCGTATGGTAACACATATGTTACCAAGTAACACCAACTCCATAGGACTACTCAATCATATATATTTTGATGAGCCGAAACACTACAAAGAAATACTGGAAGCTGGTATATTCACACCAGTAAGAGAAGACAAAGTAAGTGGTCTGAGATTTGTAATACCTATCGGTGCTGACGAAGAATACTGGAATAAACTACTTCCTAGATTAGAAAGATTGCTATGAGATACTGTGGATATTCGGAACTCTTTCATGACGCTGGACTTGCGTTCGTAGAAGATGGTGAGATAGAACTGGCTGTTCATGCAGAAAGGTTTTCTGGCATGAAATTTGATCACAGTCTGACACAAGAGATGTTTGACATGATTCGTTGGATGGATCATGTTACGTTCTATGAAGATCATGATCTAAGAAACAAGTCAATATATCATAAAGGTGCCATATCAAGCTTTAGTCATGATGTTTGGATTGATGCTATGTTCCGACCTGTAAGCAATGGTAATCTACAAAATCAAAACAACATATCGAGTAGTCTTGTCTATGATGATTGTATTACCCACCACCAAAGTCATGCAGCAATGGCATACTATACCAGACCTTGGGAATCATCTGAGGACACCGTAATACTTACCATTGATGGTATGGGAGAAGCACAATCAGTTTGCATTTATGACCATAACTTGAAACTACTGGACCACTGGAACAACCCAAAAAGTATTGGAGTTTACTATACACAAACAGTCAAATCTACTGGCTATAGAACGATGGAAGATGAGTATGTGATTATGGGACTTTCTGCTTACGGCAACAATGAGTGGGGAGATGAGTTCATAAAGAAGTTTGATGCGCTACCACCGTATGACCCAGATGAGCCTGATATTACTACACGGATGATGTACGAGTCCATGCGTCAACATTGTAGGTGGATTCATAACCGAATCAAAAAATCCAGCCACGAAAATTCTGCTGCATCAATACAGAAGTTTGCCGAACACTTTATCATTGATCGAGTGATCGAGGCACGAAAATATGGTAAGAAGTTATGCTATGGGGGCGGCGTTGCTCAAAACGTTATTGCCAACTCTATGATAAAAGAACTGGGTATTTTTGACGATATCTGGATTGCGCCTTCTCCTACTGATGCTGGATCTGCACTTGGTGCAGCAGCACACTCATACTGCACTGCAACAGGGAATACTAGGATCAACTGGAAAAACTCCTTCCTTGGCACAGAGATAGAGGGAGATCCGAATCCCAAAGCCATAGTCGAATACATACTCGAACACAAGGTATGTGGACTTGCTACAGGTAAGGCAGAGTATGGTCCAAGAGCACTTGGTAACAGAAGCTTGATTGCAGATGTGAGGTATGACGTCAAGGATACGGTCAATGAAATCAAACGCAGACAGAAGTTCAGACCGTTTGCCCCTGCAATCATGGAAGAGTTTGTTGATGACTATTTTGATGGTCCAACGAATGAATACATGCAGTACCAAGCAAAGGCTTTACACGACTATAAGTCAGTGACACACGTTGATGGCACAGCAAGAGTTCAAGTCGTCAAGAAGGATTGCGGCACAGTTCTCAGATCCGTTCTAGAAGAGTACTACGAAAAGACAGGAGTACCAATGCTGTTGAATACCTCATTGAATATTAGAGGGAAGCCTATGGTCAACACAATGAAGGATGCTCGACGTTGGCAAGCCAAGTATGGCGTCAAAGTCTTCTCTTGACAGTAAGTAGAATTTACGCTATACTGTAAAAACTAGAAAATTACTATGGAGCGTAAAAATGACTGAACCATTTAGTATAGATAAGCTTATGAATGATGTAGCAGAATGGCACGGCATCACATATAAGGAACTACGACGTCGGATGACTGAAGACTGTGAGCCATTGGTACATCAATACTATATCGGAAAGTATGGACCCGATCCCTTCTAATGATTGGACAATAGATGATCACTAACGAGATGGAGTATGACGAAACCATTATTACTGTTATGGATGATGATGGCTTGTATGAAGATGTACAAGTCTTCTTAGATGACAATGAGGTTTATATCAGGCAATATAATGAGGTTGACGATAAACATGATCTAGTGGTCATGAGTTGTGAAATGTACTTGCAGATGTTGAGTGCAATGAAGCTACCAGAGGGTATGTTTAAGTTTGAGTTTAAAGATAAACCTTGACAAGCAGCGAATCGTTTGCTATAATGGTATTATAGCAAAGGAGTTTTATAATGCTTACACTGAAACTGTTCAACAAGAACATCACTAACATTGAGGTTGATGGTATCGATATGAGTGACTATCCTAAATTTTGTGATGCCTATATCGAGTCTGCTTTGGTCGATGGTGTAGAAGCCACTGAAGCAGAACTTGAGGATATGAATGAATGTGGTGAGTTCCTATACGAAGCAATCCATCACGCAATCCATTAAAGGTGAACCGTGAAGAAATCACTCACCTTATTCAAGTCTCAGTTTGACAACAAGACACACAAACGTATCGACTTCGCATCTTTTGATGAGTTGGAGATGCTTTTGCGTAACCTAAGTAAACAGACTAAGAAGGGTAAAAAAGATGCTGAACTTATTTCGCCAGCTATATACAAGGCTGACTCTACTAGAGCCAATGCAAATGTTCTTGCTTGGGCAGGCTGGTGTGCTCTTGATGTTGATGATTTTACTTTTGACGGGGAGTTAGAGGATGTCCTCCGCAATAAGTTTGGTCAGTATCGGTATGTATGTTATAGCACTGCCAGCAGTACTGATGATCATCCGAAGTTTCGCCTTGTCTTCGACATTGAGAGCGAGGTTAGCGCAGATGTCATTAGGCATTTCTGGTTCGCACTCAATAAAGAGTTTGGAGACCTTGGAGATGCGCAGACTAAAGACCTATCTCGCATGTATTACATCCCTGCAGATTATGCTAACGCTAGTAACTTTTTCTTTACTAATAGCGGCGATAGTCTTGACGCTCACTCCATTATGGCTCGACATCCCTACAGTGACAGAAGTACTGCTAGAACCTTCTTAGAAAGAATTCCAGAAGAGTTAGCCAAACAAGTAATAGAGTATCGAAAATCTCAGTTACAGAATACACACTTCTCTTGGTCATCCTATCTAAACTGCCCATTTGTGAATAAGAGTTTGATATCTGAATATAGAAGTATTGCTCACATTGACAACTCTGGCAGATATGCCATGATATATAAGATCATGTGTTCGATAGCATCCAACGCTGTCAAGAGGGGATATCCAATACAGACATCAGAGATTGTTGATCTGATTAAACAACTTGATGGTGATACATCACGCAGATATGAAAAGAGACCACTGGATATCGAAGCAGATAGAGCAGTGGAATATGCATATAGGAATCTATAATGAGAATTATTGCTGGACCTTGCCAACACGAAACACTTGAAAAGTCAATGGAGATTGCAGAGCACTGTGATCTTGTGTGTAGCAAATATGAAATGGATTATTACTTCAAAGCGAGTTACGACAAAGCAAATCGGACACATGTAAAAGGGTACCGAGGTGTTGGTATCAATAAAACCATGCACGATTTTTTACAGATCAAGAAGAAAGGCATCAAAATTCTTACCGATGTACACAGTGTGCAAGATGCTTACATGGTCAAGTATTGGGGTGCGGTTGATGTAATACAGATCCCTGCATTCTTGTCTCGGCAAACAGATATTCTTCAAGCAGCACGTGATACTGGCTTGATCGTCAATGTTAAAAAAGGTCAGTTTATGGCACCTTGGGATTTGGACGGTGTTTTATCTAAGCTTGATGGTGCAAGAGAAGTCTGGTTAACAGAGAGAGGAACGAGTTTTGGGTACAATAATCTTGTGGTTGATTTTAATGGGCTTCAGTATATGCTGGGTGCTTACGGTGATGATGCTGTTGTTTTTGATGGAACCCACTCCGTCCAACAACCGTCTGCGAACGGCACTAGTAGTGGTGGCAATAGGGAGTACGTTCCTGGTCTTTTGCGTTCTGCCGCTGCTTTGGGTGTTCGTAACTTTTTCTTAGAGGTTCATGCGAATCCAGATGATGCACCAAGTGATGGACCAAACATGGTTCGACTAGATGATTTTGAGGAGATAATCAATGAGATCGACCGCTATTCTTATTCCCGCACGGATTGGTAGTACACGGTTTCCAGAGAAACCACTCTGTAATCTAGGTGGAATGCCTATGATTAAAAGAGTTTACAATGCTTGTAAAGAGTATGGATTACCTACATATATACTTACTGACTCTCTCAAAGTAGCAAGCCTATTTCAAAACACCAGTGTCATTATTGATGATGAGGATTACAAGAATGGAACAGAAAGGTGTTCAGGCGCAGTAGGTAAAACAGATTATCTGGATAAGTACAACTACTTTATTAATGTACAAGGCGATATGCCAGACATCACTCCAGATATCATTAAAAAAGTACATGAAAAGGTGTATCAAGGATCAATTTCAACAGCATTCTGTGATATAGAAGAACCAGAAGTTATGAAGGATCTCAACTCAGTGAAGGCTGTTGTCACTGGAGATCCTGATTTCCACGGCAATATCAAATGGTTTGGTCGTGGATTTATGTACGGTTATCATCACCTAGGAATATATGGGTATGATAGGCGGTGCCTACTCAAATATAGAAACCTTGGTAGTAGGTATGAAGATCACGAAGGTCTAGAGCAACTGAGATGGATCGAAAATGATTACAAGATCATTGGCTCTAGAGTAAAATTTAACGGTATTGAAATCAATACTCCAGAAGATATGGAGAAATGGAATGCAAGCAGGTAAAGTGTGGGGTACGACTGAATTGATTGAGGCAAATGGTGCCTTGGAGTTTCATCGTATCGAAATGGATCGTGGCGGCGTTTGCTCAAAGCATCTCCACGAGTTCAAGTGGAATGGATTCTATGTCGAGTCTGGTACTATGCTTGTTCGTGTATGGCAGAAAGACTATGACCTAGTGGATGAGACTATCCTCCATGCTGGCGATTACACTAAAGTAAAACCTGGCGTATATCATCAGTTTGAATGCATAGCCGATGGGGTAGCGTATGAACTGTATTGGGCAGAGTTTAATCACAATGACATTAAAAGAGAATCAGTTGGTGAACTGAAAGATGTGGAAATCTAAATGAAGAACAACTTGAGAGTTAACATCAACGATGTTGGTGGTGAGATTGCAAAAGAAGATGAGCGATATATCGTTAAAGATAATACACGACTCAAAGACGTTGTACTTTCATCTACTCGACTTAACCCTAACTGTGCCACAAATGGGCATAAACACGAGGGTCAAGAAGAGGTTTATATCTTCCAAAGCGGAAGCGGTATCATGGAACTTGACGGTGTAGAACATACGTTTGCGGATGGTGATATTTTTCTCATCGAAGATAATGTGTTTCATAAGGTGACCGCTGGACCAGACGGTGCTTATTTCATCTGCGTATTTAATGGAGCACGGTACGATCATGTGGCAGTGTTAGGCTACAACTAATGCACTATATTTTTGATGTCGATGGAACGCTCACACCTAGCCGTGGTAAAATGGATCAGAAGTTTTCTAACTGGTTTGAGCATTTCCAGACACATCACGCTACGTATATGGTAACTGGATCTGATAAAGAAAAGACCATCGAACAAGTGGGGTGGAATCACTATAAGTCTTGCATTCGAGTCTACAACTGTAGTGGTAATGATGTATGGGAATCTGGTAGTCATGTCAGAACTAACAAGATGACGATGCCTGATAAATGGGAAAGCATTTTAGGTAGAATTCTAGAGAATAGTAAATCGCCAGTTAAGAAAGGCAATCATTTTGACTTGAGGCCAGGGTTGTTTAACTTCAGCACTTTGGGTAGAAACGCTACACTTGAAGATAGAGCAATCTACAAAAAGTTTGATAAGGTATACGATGAGAGACTAGTATTGACAGAACAACTGCAGAACATTTGGCCTGATTATGAAATCACTATTGCTGGAGAAACTGGCATCGATATTGTACCAAAAGGATACGACAAAAGCCAGATCATACACGACTTTGGACCAAAGGATCAGATAATATTCTTTGGTGATAAGATGGAACCAACAGGCAATGACTATACGCTTGCTTTAGAAGTAGCGCATTCTGGTGGTACAGTCCATCAAGTTAAATCATGGAAAGATACATGGCGAATATTACAGGAATAACATTTTCAACATTTGACCTACTACACGCTGGTCACGTGGCAATGTTACGAGAAGCAAAAACCCAATGCGATTATCTCATTTGTGGACTACAAGTAGATCCAAGCGTAGATAGACCAGAGAAAAATGCACCAGTACAGACATTGGTTGAACGATGGATGCAGCTACAAGGTGTATCGTATGTGGATGAGATCATCCCATACCAGACCGAGACTGATGTAGAAGACATTTTAAAACTTTTAAAACTAGATCTTAGGATTATTGGCGAAGAGTATAAAGACGGTAAATTTACTGGACGTGCCACTTGCGCTGCAAGAGGAATTGAGTTATACTACAACAAACGAGATCACCGATTTAGCACCACTGATTTGAGAAAGAGAGTTATAGAAAATGGCTAAAATAGCTATCACTGGTGGCGCTGGCTTCATTGGATATCATTTAGCAAAGCACTATGTTGCTCTCGGTCATGATGTGGTTTGTTGCGATAGCTTCAATGACTACTATGATCCACAGCTAAAATATGCAAGAGAGAACCAGTTAGAGGGTATAGATGGATGCGAAATCCTAGATCTAACGTGGAGAGAAAGTGTTGCCAAATGGATATATGAAACTGAGCCTGATCTAGTCATTCACCTTGCTGCTTATGCTGGCGTCAGATATTCTGTGGAATATCCACAAAAATACATTGACAATAACATCATAGGAACCCAAAACCTCATTGAGGCTTGTGAGAGTTATGGGGTCCACAAAGTTGTGTATGCCTCTACATCATCTGTCATGTCAGGCAACCCACTGCCCTACAATGAGGCTGATAATCTACCGCACCAGAAGCATCCTTATGGTATGACAAAGGTTGCCAATGAGAGCCAGTTCATGGGAAGTAGTATCGACACTACGATAGGATTACGGTTCTTCACTGTATATGGACCATGGGGTAGACCTGATATGGCACTGTTCGACTTCACGAAAAAGATCATTGCTGGAGAGCCAATCACACTATTCAATAATGGAGATATGATTCGAGACTTTACCTATATCGACGATATCGTACAAGGTGTGGATCTTGTAGTGAAGAATGCTCTGAATACGACATTGCCCAAAAAGAAAGATATATACAATATAGGTTATGGAGAACAAGTGCAGTTGATGGACTTCGTTGACCATATTGAAAAGAACCTTGGTAGGACTGCTATCAAAGAATACGCACCAATGCACCCAGCAGATGCTCATGCGACTTGGAGCGATACAACTAAACTACAGAAACTAGGATACAAACCAACCACTTCGATTGCTGAAGGGGTAGAGGCATTCGTGGCTTGGTATAAAGGATATTATAATGTCAACTAAAATCGCTATCGTGGGACATGGTTTTGTCGGTAAGGCAGTGGACTATGGGTTCAACTCACCAGACATAGAGAAGATCATCATTGATCCAATCTTGGGAACAAGTATTGAGGATCTTGATGGTGAAGATCTCACAGCAACTTTCGTGTGCCTACCAACACCTATGGGACAAAATGGGCATATTGATTGTCAGCTAGTGGCTGAGACTGTAGAATATCTGAAAGAGAATACCTACGGGTTGATCATTGTAAAATCCACGATTACCCCTGATATTGTAAGACGCCTTACCCTAGCAAAGAATGCTGCGATGCCAACAGACAAACTTTTTAAACCTGCACCTGGTAAACACACTGATAGAGTTGTCTACAATCCAGAGTTCCTAGCAGAAAGAACAGCAAACGAAGACTTTGCCAATCCACAACTGCATGTGTTTGGTGGACATCCAAACAAGACCAAGGAAGCCGAAGAGTTGTACAAGCAGTACAGCATCTGTAAGCCTTGCCAGTCTTTTCATATGAGTGCAGTGGACGCAAGCTTTGTCAAGTACGGTATTAATTCTTACCTTGCTACCAAGGTTGCTTGGTTCAATCAATACTATGATATGGTGAACAACCACGGTGGCAACTTCTACAAAGTTCTCAACGCCATTACCCATGATGACCGAGTAGGAACCAGCCATACTGCTGTTCCAGGTTATGATGGCAAAAGAGGTTTCGGTGGAGCATGTTTTCCCAAAGACACATCTGCCCTACTTGGATTTGACCCATCTCTTACAATCTTACGAGAGGCATGTACCATCAACAATGCCATGCGCTCTATGTATGAGAAGGATGACCGTGAGAAAGAACAGAATATTTCTTTCGATTGACACTTTACATTTTACACCGAATCGTGTATAATAATCTTAATATTATGAAAACGGAGCAAGATATGCAACTAAATCAAACGACTATGAATGTACTCAAAAACTTCTCGACGATCAACGATAACCTTGTGGTATCGGCTGGTAATGTTGTTAAGTCTATGGGAGAATCTCGAAACATTATGGCGAAGGCAACTCTCGATCAAGAGTTTCCATCTGGCTTTGGCATCTATGATTTGGGCGAGTTTCTCAATGTAGTATCACTTGTCGATTCACCTACTCTTGGATTCACAGAAGACTTTGCCACAATCAGTGATGGGTCTGGTCGATCAAGGGTAAAGTATTTCTTCTCTGATCCAGATATTCTGACAAGCCCAACATCTGATGTAAAAGTATCTGACTGTGAGGTTAGTTTTACTTTGAATAATGATACGCTCAATCAGTTGAAACGTGCTGGTGCTGCACTTGGTCATAACTCTCTTTCTATTCGACCTGATGGTAAGAGTTTGAAACTCAGCATTTTTGCTGAAGACAATCCTACTGGTAACACATACGATACTGTTATCGCTGGTACATTTCCAGAAGGTGCACAGTTCGATTTGATTCTCAATATCCAACACCTCAAAATGATTGCTGGTGACTATGAGGTAGAGGTATCTTCTAAGGGTGTTGCTCATCTGACGCATGATGCAGAATGCAAGATGGAATATTGGATTGCACTCGAAAAATCTTCAAAGTGGGAGGGATAAACTCTTGACAGCGAGGCTATGATTCGCTATACTATACTTACTAACCGCCAATGAAAACTCCCCGATTCAGCTTTGTGTAAGCCAAACAATCGGATTTCTAAGGAAATGGAGAACTACTATGAAAATGAACCAAGAGCACTTACTTGTCTGGGACAACAAAGTACACACTTGTGCCGCACTCAAGCAAACAATTGATCTAGATGAATATTGTGAAAACAACCGCCGCCGAGGTAAGTTTGTCGGATTTGCCTTTCTCAATCTTGATGGTCTAAACACGAACACTGCCAACTGGTACAATGACCTAATTCGTCAAAAATCTGTGGACAAGGAAGACCATTTGAAGTTGATGCACTCCATTCGTGCCCGAGGTTGGCTGAAGTCAGAAAAGCTGCCTTGTGTGAATCGAAACGGAGAAATTATAGACGGACGTAGCCGTATACGAGCAGCGATAGCGCTTGGTATGACACACGTGGCTGTTGCAGTGTATGATGATGGAGAACTCAGTGAATGCGAGAAAGCGGCACGTGGTACTCTAGCAAACACTGACGCTCTTCCACGAGTCTCTGCAGACTATAAAGATTATGTATCCCAATTGACCAAACTTGTTATTTCTGGTGAATTGGAGCAGACAGAAAAGGCGATGAAGGCGCAACTTGTGGATGCTGGATTCGGCTCTCCAAGTATGTATGATCTAGATTCCAAGTATGGTAAGGAAAAGATGAATAAGTGTATCAAGGAAGCGAACACTGACATTGCCCTACACTTTAATATTAAAAATAACGTAGCTGGAGAGTACCTCATCCCCATGGAAAAAGGTCAAGTGATTGAACTAATCAATGATCGGTGGCTTGGGTATGACGTTGAGGGTTCGGTGAATGAAAGCGCAGAGAAATACAACACAGTGCTTATGGGTATGCATTATTATCAGGACATGCAAAAAGTCATTCATAGCGCTATTCCTGCTGCTGCAGAAAAGGGTTGGAAAACTCCTCTGAAAATCATCTTCTATGCTTCAAAGGACACAAAACTGAATGATGCTCGATATGGGTATAAAACGTCTATATTGCGCATGCAAGAATTTACTTGGCGCTACTGGGCGCAGCAGTTTGTACATGTGCAAAATGTAATCGATTCGGTCTATGATGGTCTGCCCAAGCCAATGCAAGACATACAGCGGCCCGACGTGATGGGCTATAAAACCGTAAATGCACCATTCACATTTGCTGGTGTTGTTCCACAAGTACGAAACCGAAAATCCCATGAAAAGCCCATGAATGGTGGTTTTTTGGACAACGTAGTTCCGCTTGAGAAAGGGTACATCTACGACCCAAATGCGTAATAAAATCCTTGACTACGTTGGCGAATCATGCTAATGTAGTCAAGTAATCAAAAGAGAGAGAGAATCACATGAGCACGATGAACAAAGAACTGGCTCAATTCGTAGAATATGTAGAAAACTTTTATGGTGCTGCTAGTACCCTTTACCCAATGGGTGCAACTACAAAGATGATCGTTGCTGCCACTGAAAAGTACATCAACAAAGTTGGCACAGATCCAGAGGTGTCTAACTCATTTTGTGGTGACAGCCTTGATCGTGAAAATGTTCGTGACATCATGATGGATGACTATGGTTTGGTCTGGCCTTCATGAGCATGCACATGATCCGTGGTGTTCAAGTTCACGGCAAATCAAAGCGTAAGAGGAAAGCTGGCTGGAAGAAAGCCTTGGCTGACCACGAGAAGTTTTTAAAAGAGATGGGTGTCACTGGTAAAGGTGGTGACGCCCATCTTTCTATACCAGACTATAATACTGGTCCACGTGTAACGTCTGACAAGGTTGCTGGCAATGGTACAGCAAAGCCACAGAATAAATACACAGGTAATGAGATTGCTGGTATCGTAACCACACACAAATCCAACCTTATGCCTGTGCGTAAGGATAACAAGCAGTCATTCAAAGATGCTGCTAACATGCGGAGATAAGTAATGGGTAAGTCGAGTGTCGAGTGGCAAGAACTTCATGGTCTGCGTACTTATGTGCAGCATCTAAAAAGTATTAAGGTCAAGGCAACTGGGGATAAATTAATAGATACTAATGTTGCTATGAGTATGGCAGATGAGCGAATCAGAGAACTTGAGGATCTTGGTGTATAGTTCTGAGATCAGAAACAGAATCAAGCTATCAGTAGCAGCCTATGCATACGAGTATAGAGATGACTCTATTATGTCAGATGCCGATTTTGATGCACTCTCATTAGAGATAAATCCGAAGGAAAAAACTGGTAACAAGAAAATGGACAACTTTTTTGAAAAGCATTTCCAGCCAGACACTGGCATGTGGATCAGAAATCATCCACAAAAACCACAGTTAGATTACCTCTACGAAACCTATTATAGAAAGAAGGTATAAGATGTTCAAACTAGCAATCGCTCTCGTTCTACTTGGAACGACAGCAGCAACAGCAAGTAACGTGAACGCCACAGTTAGCCACAAATATAAGACTGTATGGCGAGACGTTCCTGTTAAATCGAAACAATGTTACAACAAAGAAGTTCCAATTTATGGTACTGTCAGACGTCAAGGTGATGCTGCGGCAGGTGCTTTGTTTGGTATGATTCTTGGTGGAGTAACAGGTAAGGTCATCTCTGGTAGTGATAAAGGTGCTGCTGGTGGTGCTGTTATTGGTGGATTGATTGGCGCTGATCAAGGATCGAAGTCACACAATGAAACTGTTATCACTGGCTATAGGAATGAACGTGTATGTGAAGAAGTGGTCACATGGAAAAGCAAAAAAGATCGTGTGTATTCACACTCAATCATTCGCTGGACCGAAGACGGTGTTACAAACGTTCTAGAGTTCCAGCGATGAAGGTTACCGTAAATCGTGATAGTATTACTGATGAAATCAGTCGTATCATGGATTACGAGTTTAATGGTACATCTGAGTTTATGCCACATAAGTTTAGTCAACTGGATTTTGAGACTACTCTCAAAGATTTTGGTATTGGTCTTATTGTGGGTCCATCTGGATCTGGTAAGACCACACTGCTTGCCGAGTTTGGATCTGAGGTAGAGCCAGAGTGGAATCCAGACAAAGCCATTGCTTCCCACTTCAAGGATATCGATGACGTACAGAACAGACTTGGTGCTGTTGGTTTCAACAGTGTGCCATCTTGGATGCGTCCATATCACGTCCTATCAAATGGCGAACAGTTTCGTGCCAGACTTGCACGGCAACTCGATAGCAATATCGTGGTTGATGAGTTCACGTCAGTTATTGATAGAGATGTGGCTAAGAGTTGCTCACATGCAATCTCACGATATGTTAAGAAAAATGGTTTAAAGAACATTGTATTTTCCTCATGTCACTATGACATTATTGAGTGGTTGCAGCCAGATTGGGTATTCGATACCCAAACAGGTAAGCTAACCACAAGGGGGTATCAAAGGCCAGAGATCGTATTGGAAATTCTACCTGCTACCAGCGAGTCGTGGAAAGACTTCAGCGACCATCACTATCTCGACGGAAATGTCAATAAAGGTGCAGTGTGTTGGGTCGTCATCTGGAACGGTAGACTTGTCGGATTTCTTTCAAGCATAGCCATGCCTAGTGGCACACTCAAAAATGCTTGGCGAGGTCATCGTACTGTAGTACTGCCAGAGTTCCAAGGATTAGGCATCGGAGCCAGAATGACCGAGGCACTTGGTGAGATCCACTTGTCAGAAGGCAAGCGATTCTTTACAAAGACGGCTCACCCTAGGTTAGGTGAATATCGTAACAGTTCTCCCAGATGGAGAGGCACAGCCTACAATGGTCAAAGCCGTCCAGACATGGGTGAGGAATATACACACAATAAAAAATACAGCCAAGAACTGATGGCGAAACACGCAAACAGAGTCTGCTATGCCCACGAATATGTGGGTGTGACATAAACCACACAGTAATAAAAAAGATTTAAAAAGTTTGTAATAGGGGTTGTTGCCCCTATTTTTTTATGCTATACAGTATATGTAATCAACGGAGAAAGGCTCCACCATGAATGTTGAAATTCTTAAAGACTTGATCCATGATCTTGCCAATGTCAAAGTTTCTTTGAAGGAAGGCAAGCGTGATACCGAGCGTGGTATGAAAAATGCCCTGTCAGGTGATTTCGATTGGAATAAGGATAAGGTTATTGAGGAACTCGGTGGTGCTGCCAGCGATGCTTGTTTTGAGATCGACAAAGCTTCTGACATGATCTACGATATCTTGGAAGGTCTGGAAAACATGGTCTACATGGTAGAGTTCGATGAGGCGGCTCAGAAAGCTGTAAAAAACTTTTAAAAAGAGTTGACACCGCTTCCGAATCATGCTATAAAGTATATGTAATCAAGAGAAAGAGAGAATCACATGGCTTATGTTTCCCAAGATCAGAAGAAAAAACTAGCACCTGGCATCAAAGCGGTGCTTGCCAAGTATGGTGTCAAAGGCACTATCGGTGTCAACCATCATTCTACTTTGGTGGTCAACATCAAAGAAGGCGTTCTTGACTTCATCGGCAATGCTAACAAGAAAAATAAAGAATATGCCGAACGTACTGGTAGCCAGTTCTATGAGGTCAAAGACAACTACCAAGCCAATCCTTACCATGCTCAAGATGATGAGGGTGTCTTTGGTGAGTTCTTTGGTGAACTGATCGCTGCAATGAAAGGTACCGATTGGTTCGATGAGTCGGACATCATGACTGACTACTTCCACACTGCTTGGTACTTGAATATCAATGTCGGCAAATGGAACAAACCTTACAACTACACAGGAGTGTAATCATGGAATACTTCACATTCAAAGCATACGGCAACATCTACAGCAAAAAAGGTGAGAACGGTGTTGCATGTATGGAAGATGCCAATCGTGAACTACTCTGGACGAATACAGAGACAAAGGATGGTGCTTGGTTCGAAGATGGTCCAAACGCATATCAGTGGATTGAAGGAAACTTTTTCGACTAAAGGGCTTGACACGAATCGAATCATGTGCTATACAGTATGTATAAGTTAGTTAAACAGAAAGAGAACCATTATGTCTATTAAGAAACTTATCGATCAAACTAACCAAGCAATTCGTAAGGTGGAACAGCATCACGCCCCGATAGATACAGAACTTGCCGATCTATATAAAGATGATCTATCTGATTTTGAATCAGTACAACGGATGATCAATGCACACGATACTGATGGTGCATCAGTAAAGATCAACGGAATGTGGCATGAACCACGGGAACAGATCGTAATGGCTATTGCTGATGAGTATGGTAATGGATATGTAGAAACTGTACTAGGTTATGAGGTATCATAAAAAAGAGGGTTGACACGAATCGAATCATGTGCTATACAGTATATGTAGACAGAAAAAGAAAGGTCTCACAATGCAAAATCAAATCGACTATATCAATGCTCATAACGGTGGCATCCAGTGTTGTTCTGATGCTGGTGGTCTTGTTGGCTGGTCCAACACTGCCGAAGGTATCGCATATATCTTGAATACCAAGGGTATTGCGCCTGTCGTCATGGGCAGTTCGTCCATGGATTTTGCTTCTGAGTACGGTTTCGAAGATGATGAAGGTGCTCAGTGGCTGTGGAAAAAAGCTTTGGAATTGGTCTAAGGAGGATCGCACTATGTTTGAAGTTGGTATGGGATTTGTTCGTGTGTACGGTGATCGCACCGAGTCTGGTAAAATCGATCTGGTCATGGATGGTGAGATCGGAGTGACCTTTGACAACGGCGTCCAGAAAGTATACACGATGGAATGCGTCTTGAACACTCTGGGTCGCCGCATCTTGGTTACTCGTGATTGGACCGAGGAAGAACGGAAAGAACTGGAGTCAGCACGGAAAGAACTGGAGTCAGCATAATGGACAAGAAAACATTCATGGAAGCTGTATATGGCGCTGTCGGTACTGAGGTATCTGGCTGGTGCCGTGGTACTGAGTTTCTTGGTGAAATCATCGATACTCGTGTGAAGTACGGTGAAGGTGAGGTACAAGTGACCGTTAAAGACGGTGACGAATATCATTTCATTGATGCATCGTCTATCCTTGAGGGTGGCGATTCAACCTTTTCTAACTTGCATATATACTTGTAGTCTTTAAAGGTCTCTTGGCTCAACTGGAGAGAGCAACGGCCTTCTAAGCCGTAGGTTGCAGGTTCGAGTCCTGCAGAGACCGCCAAAACACAGCGCCTTTAGCTTAGTTGGTTAAAGCTATCCGCTCATAACGGATTGATCGTAGGTTCGAGTCCTACAGGGCGCACCAAAGGGTGAGCATGGCGGAATAGGTAGACGCAACGGACTTAAAATTCGTTATCTTTATGGTGTGTGGGTTCGAGTCCCTCTGCTCACACCAAATAATGCACTCATGGCTCAAATGGTAGAGCAACTGATTTGTAATCAGTAGGTTGTAGGTTCGAGTCCTACTGAGTGCACCAATATAAAAAGGAGAATATTTATGGACCCATTTTTTGGATTCCTAATGATTGTGAGTGCACTTGTCACCTTTGATAAGGTGGAGACACTCAAAACAGAAAACGCAGTATTAGAAGAAAAAGTTGAAACACTCAAGTATGCTACAGAAGAACTCTACACAAGGCATGAGAATGTAGCAGAATATGTTGATGAGCAGTCAATCAAACAAGAAGAAGATTTTATTCGGCTTGCGGCATCTCATGCTGCTGCGACTGCTCGTAGAAAACATGATATTGATGAAAATACATCCGATATTGGACAGATTGATATTGCTGTTGAATTGCTTGAACTTGAAGTAGAATATTTAATGGAAATGCTAAAAACTCAACAGCAGTCACAGCCAGAGCCAATTGATAAGTAATGCTACGCTATCAGAAACTGGATTTGTTTCCTCAAGGTAAGTTTGATGAACTGGTCAAGGTTTACCACCACACGGTACCAGATCCTAATACCTTTGTAGATAACATGAAGAGCCATAGTTATCAATGGCCTCGTACAGGCATCAAGGTAGCACAGACTGAGTTTGATCTTGGACCACAGTTTCAGCCAACAGCATTCTTTATGATGAGCAAGCCATTTGGTCAGATGTCTCATATACATTTGGACCCGACATTGCAGTTCACTTTGAATATTCCGATAGCGGCACATCCATCAAAGGGTGCATATCTGGCACCTCGGTTTGACAGTCTTGATAACTATCCCAAACCATATCATATTAAGAGTCCTAGAATCGATGATCCTACATACAAGGGACCAAAGCAATGGGATGTTTGGGATTATGATGCTAACCTTTTTGAGTATGTCAAGATGGATAGTCCGATACTCATCAACAACTGGTTACCCCATGCTTGGATGAACTACCACAGTGAGTGGCGAGTCGTCTGTAGCATATTTTTTAAAACAACCAACATCAACGAAGCACAGGAGATAGTAAGCAAATGGCAAAGTGGTCAACAGGTCAGACATCAACATGGGGAGAAGATCCCAGAAAGAAAGAAAGCGCAATGAAAGAACAACTGATCAAAGCATCATACATGCATGCAGAAGGTGATCTAGAACGTGCCAAGACAAACATCATGGTCTATATGAATCAGTCAGTAGGCATTGGTGAGCACTCTGATGTAGTCGAGGCTATTCAAGAAGAACTGGATAAGATGGCTGCGGCACAAGATCGTATCGAAATGCTAGAACGCTACTTCATGGACAAATGAAAAAAGTAGCTATCACTGGACATCTAAATGGTCTTGGTAAAGCGTTGTTTCAGCGTTTGCCAAATGCTATTGGTTTTGACATTGTTGGTGGCTGGGATAGTTACGATATTACAAAAGACTACAATCGAATAGCCCAAAAAGCCCACGACTGTGATGTGTTTATTAATAACGCATACGATGGTCGTGGGCAAATTCTTATGCATCACGCCATTGAAGAACAATACCAACATACCGATAAACTGATCATCAATATATCTTCACTCACGACTGATCTATATCCAGATCGCAATGACGAGTATGCCCAAGTAAAGCGAGAGTTAGAAAAGATAAGTAGACATGCAAGGTGTCCATGTGAATGCATTCAAGTACCTCTCATGAACACTCAACTCGCAAACGGAAAGAAGCATGCTAAAACTTACAAGATTAATGCTGACATTGTAGCAAAGGCAATCATTGAATGGCATATCTCCTAGTCTCATTTGCATGGTGGATATTTCTATCCTCGGCAATCGTATCGGCAGGGTACCATCGGTACTTTGCCCATCGTGCTTTTAAGGCACCTATTTGGTATGAGTATATGGTCTTATTGCTTGGACCGCTTTCTGGTTCTGGTCCAGCACTTGGTTGGGTCGGTGTTCATAGACTGCACCACAACCACTCTGACACAGAACAAGATCCACACTCACCTAAATTTGTTCCAAAATGGAAGGTACTCACATCTATGTTTGATGTACCACCAATACCAAGAAAAGCAGTGAAGGATCTACTGAGAAACAAAAGAGTGGTTTGGTTCTATAAGAAACACAAGCCAATACGTCTTCTCGTTTTCATTTTATTTCTTTTAATCACTGGTCCGATCTGGACCTTTTGGTTATTCATCATGCCTATGGTGTATGGTTATGTTGGTTATGGTTTACTTAATACATATTGTCATAGCAAGGAAACTGTAAGAAACTTGTGGTGGGCAAACATACTTACTGGTGGAGAGGGTTGGCATGCAAATCACCATGAAAATCCAAGAGACTGGAAAATAGGCAAAGAATGGTATGAATGGGATTGGGGAGCATGGTGGATACGTTTGATCAAAAAATCTTGACTCTTGAAGAATATGGTACACTTAGTTTTGAAAAAGAGTTGAAAAGACTCGGTGCCGAAGCTAATGTGTATGATAAGAAAAATTCAGAGTGGTTTGATATATTACCAACCACCTACAAAAAATACATTGATTGGTTCTTCTTGTTTGATGGAGACAATCCTGTAGCGTTCTCTACCGTACAAAAGTATTACAGTGGCTGCTATAGGGTACTGACACGCACCTACATCTATCGAGACTATCGACGGTTCACTAACCCAAAGCTGGACACGTACCTTAGTCCTACCATGAGACTACTGCCATATCAGCTAGAGTATCTGACAGGCTACGACACAGTGTTCGTTTCGATGCAAGGAACCAACAGACGAAACGCCCTCAAAAGATTTCAAAACAAAATAGAGCACCACACCAGAGACAAATGGCATCTATCGAGCCGTATGCTACAGACCTGCGGTGGTGGTGCAGACTGCTGGCAGAATGTGATATATAAAGGTATGCCACCACAACTTAACGATATGAGTATAGAAGAATATGACCGAATGTTTAATCGCACAGACTAAGAGAAAAAGGGTCGGGGGTACTGGTCCACGACGCAACAAACTGCTTACTATGTGTAAGCTGGGAGACGCTCCGACACGAGTTGTGGACGAACTGAACTACATCCTTGACACTCATAGTGGTAATGACATAGGGGGAGATGACTACGGGATCTCTCAGAACTGCGACTATGAGGAAGTATTCAACGTACAAGACAAGTATAGACAAGTACTACTACAGAAGAAGGCGCTGGGCAACAGTGATGATGTAGACGAATACTTGTATACAGAGTGGGACGGTAACTATGTGGTACGGTATACACATCCGTATATACAGACGTTATTTAATAATGTTTATCGGTTTCGCTTGAGCGAAATGCAAGGGGATCACGAGTTAAACTGGCACATCGATGCCGATACAAGTGTGATTTGTAGAGCACAGATATGCTTGACTGATAGCGAATCGCTGCTGGAGTTTCGTGATAAGAGTGGTGTACACAAGCTACAGATGAAGAAAGGGGAGGTGTGGTTCATCAATACAGGGTGGAATCATAGGGTCGTCAATGGCAGCAATCTGAGACGAAGTGCCATATTGGGGTTTCATTATGAGGATCTCAAGAACAAGAGTTTGATCGATGTCTGAGGCGTTCATGATAAACTTGCTTGATCGAGTCGCCACGTATGCATGGGCAGGTCGTGTAGACAATTTAGAGTGCTTTCGTAAGGGGCAGATCCAGAGCAAGAAATGGCTGGTATACGAGATCACCAAGTTTCAAAAACATTTTAAAAGAGTAGCGGTATTGGGTAGTTGGGATGCTATCCTTCTCTATGAACTGATGAATAAGGACGCCACGGTCGAGCATTGGGACTTCTATGATATCGATGGGGGATGCCACAAGAGACGTGATATATATTTTGATGTGAACGGAATGGCACCTAACTATACCTCTATTCACGAGGACGTAGAGACGTTGTTTGATTCTCCTAGTATTTGTTCACAGTATGACCTCATTATCAATCCATCGTGTGAGCATATGAAAGATATCCCTGCATGCGCTGGGCCTCTGTATGCACTGACTTCGAACAACTATGACAAGCTAGAAGAGCATATAAACACCATTCAAGACTACCGTGATTTGGCTATAAAGAATCATATAAATAAAGTACTATATGAAGGTGAGTTAAGACTGCCTTTATACACAAGATATTGCACAGTAGGATACCACGAAGATGACAGATGATATATTCGATTTTGGCTTTACAGCCGTCACAGAAGATGAACTCACTACTGTACAAGAAGCAAATAAAACTGCAATAGCACTTAGTGAACAGACTGATAATAAACAGAACCAACTGGATTCCCTCTATAATGCTATTATGCCCCTTCTGAATAACCTCAAAATGAATCCAGAAAAAGACTATATTCTATGGCCCAATCGTTTGGCAAAGGTAGAAGAGTTTGAAGATCATTTACAGAAGATATACAAAGGATGAATAGTTATGGTAAATACAATGTGGTCGGCATTGCTGCTTATATGCGCAATCGATTCCGATGGTGAATTCAAAGAAGAACGTCAGTGTACAGCAATTGTGAGCCAGCAGGTCTGGCGTAATGAAGAATCTTGTATGAATGGTATTGCTCAAGGGTTTAACTCTCAGTTACAAATGCCAACTTCAAGAGCGTTCTCTATACGAGATTTTGCTTGCTTTGAATGGGAACGGCAGAGGCATGTAACTCCTGACGGTGATGATTCCAAGCTATAGTGTTCCCCCCTGTTCTGAAGGCTGACACCTTATTATACACTGATTCGGCAACATTGTCAAGCAATCTTTTTATTTGACAGAGTGCGAATCATATGCTATAGTACTGAAAGAAATGATCAGTTAAGGAGAATCATATGACTGACTTCGAATGGGAAGTGATCGAAGATATGTACACTTGGGCAGATGCCACAAACTTCGATATTGAAGCGGATCGGAAAATGATGATCGATGCGTATTGGAAAGATTACTTTTGGGCTTGACACCCTAAGCGAATCAGTGTATAATAATAGCGAATCATGAGAAAGGAATCACATGCTCACTGAAACTCAAATGGCTGACCGTCTTGCGATGATCAAAGAAGGTGCTGAGAAGCATAATCGTCAGAGTGTTTTGAAGGCAAGTCTTGCAAAGAAAGCATCTGCTGTAAAGGGCTGGATGGATGAGGTTGAGAAACCTGCCAAAGCGCCTACTCAGAACCTTACTGAGAAGTACGATGGTTACAATGAGAACCATTATACGGATGCTTCAAAGTATGCCAAAGAGCACTATGGTGAACGCTATAATCAGACCACTCGGTTTGATAATGATTGGGGAGATTACTAATGTCTGATACCTATTTCGGTAAAGGGTCATCGGATACTGCACAGCTTGAAATGCGGATTCACCGCTCGAATGACAAGATCAGTGATCTTAAACATCAGCTTAAAGAAGTACGAAAAGATGTACTCAAGCTGAATAAAAAGGTAAATGACTTGTTGGTAACATTAACCGATGAAACCTTGGTAACATTAACCGATGAAACCGAATGAATCGTTCAAATTAACTGTCGATGATATTGACCTTATTGAGCATGCTCTCAGAAAGGCGATGATTGACAATGAGGAGCAAGCGAGTCTTATTGTGGACTTGCTTGCTCGTATTCACCACCAGAAGAACTGGTACAGACCTAAAGAATATATCGGAGGATAACTATATGATGACACGTAATGAAATGATGGAAATGCTTCAAGCAAGCACTTGCCAGGTTGATTTCACAAAAGTAAATGGAGACACACGCAACATGACGTGCACACTTCGTGAGGATATCATTCCAGCACCAACTAAATCAGAACCCATTACACAGAAGGCAGTACGTGCGGTAAATGAAGAAGTGATTCCAGTATGGGACGTAAAAGCCGAAGGATGGCGCTCTTTTCGTGTGAACTCTGTTACTGGGTTTAATGCGGTATCGGGCGCATGATCATGGATTGGTTTCTAGTCGCATATACAGTCGGCATTTTTGGATGCGCTTTTATGATGGGTAGAAACACCATTAACTTTTCAAAACAGTTAGAGGATTCGGTTGAGGTTACAATCGATCTTCTAGCCTCGAAGGGTTATCTACGTAAACGATATGAAGACGGTGAATGGCATCTAGTCGAACTCAAAGAAGTTTATAAAGAAGGATATGATGCTGCTACAAAAGGGAGTTGTCGTGAAAAACTACGTTAAAGAGCATTTCGAAAAACACCCTAGGGCGGATAGTGAACCAAGGCCCGCAATAGTTTGTGCAGATGGTACTAGGTATTCTGTGCAAGCGTCTCGGGGCCACTATTGTACACCTAGGGAGGACAACGCCCCCGAATATTCCAGTGTTGAAGTATTTGGACCATTTACTGTTGAGCCCGAAGGTTGGGTGTCTGTTAGACTCGTCAACCAAAGAATCAAAAGACACGGGGGGTTGACATATAACGCAGGAAATGCTAGAATCGAATCATAACTTGAGGAGAAATGCACATGGCATTACGTCGTAAGAAAAAAGTTCCTGTAGTACGTCGCACTGGTTTAGCCGCAGCACCAACGGATTCGTATCGTTGGTTTGCGTCTTATGTTCGACTTGAAGTAGATAAGAAAGATATCGCTGGTATCCTTCGTAACTACATTCGTAATAACTTTGATGGTGAGTTACGCAAGTTTCTTTTGAGTGGTCCTGATTGGATCTATACCAGCAAGTATGATACCGCTGCTATGATTGAGTGGGTCATTAATCGTGGTAATAAAGAACCGAAAGGCTACTCAGTCGAAGAGGTTACAAAACGCTATGTCTCTGAAGTCAGTGATTGGTGTAAGAGGAAACTCGAAGAGCGTAGTGCTTCTGAAGAGGTAGAGGAGAAACCAAAGGTTCCTCAGTTGACTCCTCTCGAACGTACTCAGCGTGTTGGTCGTCATCTGATTGCTGACATCGAAGGTATGATCGATACGTGGGAGAAGCATCGAGACGCTAACATCTATGACAAGCTTGTGAGTGAACAAGTCTCATTGGTCGGTGCTCAGATGGTGATGAAATATTACCAGCCTCTGAAGGTGGAACTCGAAGAGTTGGTGAATACCAAGACACCTGATCTGGTGGAAGGCTATAAGAATATGACCGTGAAGCAACAGAAAGGGTTGCTCGAATGGATCACTATGGTGATTGAAGATACCGAGAAGTATATTCTTTCCAAGAAAGCAACTCGTGCTGTTCGTAAGCCTCGTGTGAAATCTGCAGATAAACAAGTAGTGAAATTGAACTATCTGAAGGCTTCGAAAGAATACAAACTCAACTCAATCAATCCTATGTCGATTGTGGGAGCGATGCGCTTGTATGTATTCAATGCAAAGTACAAGACCATCACTGAGTACGTATCAAACAGTCGTAAAGGCTTTGAGGTGAAAGGATCAACCCTGCAGAAGGTGGATCTTGGACAGTCTCGAATGACTACACTGCGTAAGCCAGAAACAAGTCTGAGTGTATTCCAAAAGAAAACGATCAATCAGATCAACAAGCATTGGAGTTCGCTCACTACTAAAACCAAAGTGCCAACGGCACGTATTAATAAGGAGACAATACTCTTGAGGGTCAGCGATAAATGACAGAATTTTTAACAAAAGCAGTTTTTACCAGCATGGTTGAGAAAGCCGTGCTGGACACGAAGATGTCCTACATGGATGCCATCTTATCTATTTGTGATAAGAATGATATCGATCCAGAGGGTGTAAGAAAGTTTATTTCGGCCCCGATCCGAAGTAAAATCGAAGCAGAAGCAAAACGATTAAACCTTCTACCAAAAGAAAGTGAGTTGGAGTTCGAATAAAGTATGGACGAATCAAATATACTATGTTATACTTCAGTAATATTACAGCACATATAAGGGAAAATAAAATATGTCTTTTTCAAATCTAAAACGCAACCGTGGTGGTATCGAAAAACTAATCAATGCCGCTGAAAAAGTAGGTGGTGGTACCACCAAATCATATACAGATGAGCGTATCTGGAAACCAACCGTGGACAAGGTGGGAAATGGCTATGCCGTTCTACGCTTCTTGCCAGCAGGTGAGGGTCAAGAACTTCCATGGGTTCGCTATTGGGATCATGGGTTCAAGGGACCAACTGGTAAATGGTATATCGAACGGTCTTTGACATCCATTGGAAAAGACGATCCAGTAGGAGAATTCAATTCAAAACTTTGGAACTCTGGTATCGATGCCGACAAAGAAGAAGCACGTAGGCAGAAGCGACGTCTTCACTATGTGTCGAATGTTCTTGTGGTATCTGATCCAGCCAATCCTCATAATGAGGGTAAGGTATTCATGTATCAGTATGGTGCAAAGATCTTTGAAAAGTTGAACGATTTGATGAACCCACAGTTCGACGATGAAACAGCAATCAATCCTTTTGATTTCTGGGAAGGTGCAAACTTCAAACTGAAGATCCGTCAGGTCGAAGGCTATCGTAACTATGATAAGTCTGAGTTTGATGGTCCGACTGAACTAGGAGCGGATGACTATTGTGAAGGTATCTACAACTCAATGCATGATCTGTCTGAATACACAGACGAAAACAACTACAAGACTTATGCAGAACTCAAGGCAAAGCTTGAGAGTGTTCTGGGTACAACTGGTATGATGAGTATGAGCGATGAGATGAAACTCGGTAACGAGACATCTGCTGCTCCAATGCGTGAGATGCCAGCGCAGTCGATCACAGAAGTATCAAGTGATCCAGAGACTATTACTGTCTCTCTCTGTCGAAGAAACTTCAAAGGATGATGATCCAATGTCGTACTTTGCAAAGTTAGCCGCTGAAGGCTAACTTACACGTTTTCTTTCTTTGATCGGGTTGTGCCGTAATACACACGTGAGGGGCCACGGTTAGCCCCTCTTTTTATTAGAAACCTGCTGGTAAATATGTTGGATCTACATTATCAAAGCCAGAACTACCGCCCATATTATAAGTATCTCCACCTCGATTATTACTTTGGTCTATATTGGTTGAAGACGAGGTTTCTGGCGCTGGCTGAAGGTATAGAGACACTGCTGCAAATTCTTCCGCTTCTCTGAACGCTTTTGTGGATTGCCTTTGCTTGAAAGCAAACTCTGCAGAGGCACGTCTGTCATCGAAAGCATCAGCCGTGTATTTACCTGTGCTGGTGTCAAAGAAAGATCCTTGTGGTCTGCTTGCTGACCCCATATATGATAATTGCGCTCCAGTTAGAGCACGTCCACCGCTGATTTTTCCAGTTTTATTATCAATATTCATAGTTGGACCAAGCATGGCGTCTAGTTTTAGTGCTTGAGCGAGTTGTATTAACTCTGGTTTTTTCATATGCATAACATCCAACATCATTGCCATTTCTGAACCAGGCGGTCCATAGCGACCACTTAACATGGGTAAAATATCTTTTTGTATTTTAAAAACATCATCCATAGGTGCGCCACCTTGCATCAAGGCTACCATGGCTCTGAAACCTTTTTGAATTATAGGAAAATTATCTTGCATTGCTATCATTGTAGGCATTAGAGCCATTTCAGCAACAAGTAGTGGCATACTTCCAAGAACTCTAGCAGCGCCACCAGCCACTTTAGCGAGAGCTTGTCCTCCGCCAACTTTAGCGCCCTTCTGAACACCTTGCGCTGTTAACTGTAGTGCAGCCAAAGGATCTCCAGCCGCAGCAGAACCAAAGTTTACCGCCCCACCGAATCTACTTGGCATTTGATTTCTTCCACGTGGATCTTTAGCATCACTAGCAGAAGCATTTGTTTTTTGCATTGCTTCAACATTAGCTAAAACCTCCGCTTTCTTTGCAAAAATCTCCATGCCACCGGGGCGTGGCATTTTATAAGTCACTCGTCCAGTTTTATCAATAACTCTTCTATATCCAGCATCACTCAGGTCAGCATCGGATATTTTTCCTAACCTTAGATCCAAAGGATTAGCTTTTGGTGTAGCCAACGGCCTTGGAGCCGTTGTCTGCACATTTGGGCCGTCTGGAAGAACTCTAGGTGCCCTGTCTGCATCGAGATTTGTCCCACGTGGATCTCCAGCATCAGCAGCAGCGTTTAACGCTATTCTTGCATTTGCGGCTTCAATGGCCTTTGTGCGCTGCAGCCTCTTGGCTGCTTTTGCTTCTTGAATAATTCTATTTTGATTTGCAATGCGTTCCGCTCTATTGAATCTTTCTGTTTCTACCGCTACTTTTGATCTTCGTACTTCTTCTGCTTGCTTGAACTTTTCATCCGCTTGTTGCATTTTTTGACGAGCCTCTTGAAATTTTTTATCTCTTTCTGCTCTAATAGATTCAGCACGTAGGCGTTTTGCCTCTCGTGCAGTTCGTGCTTCTATTTGTTTAAATTCTTTTAGTTGTGCTCTTTCAATACGTTTCCGTGCCTTTGTTTCTTCTACTAATCGTTTCTTTTCTATCTGTGCTTTTCTTTTAAATTCATCGGCTTCTAATCTAGCAATACCACGTTGTGTTTTAACTCTATCGTCAAACTGATTTTTTAAACCTCTTACTGATTCTGCTAAACCTTTAAGTGCTAATCGAATAGACCCAATCAACAAACGAAACGTCACTCTTGCAGCACCTAATCCCAATGCTCCTAGAAGTCCTGCTGCTGTAATCGTTTTTAAACTTGGAAACCCTCCTGATTTAGTAGATTTTCTAGTAGCCGAAGCCTTTGCCAGACCACCAGCCATAAATGATCCAACACCTTTTTTTCTTTCACGACGATCCTCAAGGTCATCCAATCTTCTTCTTGACATTTCAAGAAGAAACTTCTTTAAATTATTATCAATAGAAGTTAACTTTTGGTTACCTTCTTCTTGATTGTCAATGATAACAGAGTCGTTACCTTTAATCAGCGCACCGATTTCTTTTAAACTGGACATTATTGTGTGGCCTTTAGTTGTTGTTGTTCTTGCTTCAATTGATTAACCAATAGTGTCAAATAAATCTCCCTTTCCCATGGTATCATACTACAAATATTATCAAGCGAGTAGTTATGTTTTTCCATCAATAAAAAATTCGTTTCAAAATGGCTTACCAATGTTTCATGAGAAAGGGCTATTCGAAAAAATTCTGCATTCCCATTATCATAGTTTCGTTTTCATGAGCGCACTCATCACATTTAAATTTTATATCGAGTTTCAACTGAGGCATATTCAAAACAAAGTTGCTTAGTTTTTCATATTGTTTCTGTGTCATGCCATTGACAAACTCTTCTAGTTCTTCTCTTGTTTCATCTTTTACAATAACTCTTTCATCTTCTGTCAACACTGCTTCAATGCTACTCAAAATTAAATCGTAAAGCCTTGTTACATCACTTTCAGGTTCTTCATCACTGCTGTTCAGTGTATCAAAGTATGATATGTACCTCATTTGCAGAGAAACATCCTTAGTTAAGTCAATGATATAAGATTTTTTCTCAGGGGTATCAACACTTACCTCATTTAAGTTTACATTGACTTCTTGTTCATGCTCACAATTAGAACATAGCATAATCAAATCTACCGTTTCACCAACAGATTTGGATCTAATGTTGAGAAACAAATATTCAGCATCAAATGATGGTAAATTTCTTACATCTATATCATCATCTATACAACTTTCGATTATATCTAATGTTGCGCTTATGATCTGCTTTTCTTCTTTAGTTTCAGAAGCAATCATTAAAACCTTTTCTTCTCCAACAAGATAAGGTCTGAATCTTGTTTTCTTGCCAGTTGACGGTATGGTGATATCATACATTGGCGTATTGTTTAATTTAGGCAGTGCCATTTCATGTTTTCCTTATAATATAGCTATTATTAATATGGTCCAGACGTTCCAGTACGACGAACACTAGGGGGTGGATTGTTTGGATATGTTGTTGTAACTGGTTTTGTTACATTGGTTGGTCTTGATTTCGGTCTCACTGATGTTGCTGGTGCACCACTTGCACTTGGAATAAGATTATTGGTAACTGTCGGTTTCGATGGAGTAAAGTTAGATCTCCAGTTTTTATACGAAAGCTGGATCTGTAACTGCATCACATCTCCCATTGCGTTTCCAAGTTCAACTGCACTCATAGTAGTACAAAATGCTTTTTCTAATGTACACTCATAGACAACTGCCTCTCTAAAGATTGGTAGATCGATATCTAACTCACCTTGTGCAAGATCAAGAGATCCTATCTTTGGTAGTCTGTTTTGTATTTCTGCTGGTAGTATAGGCAATCCTAAAGGTGTATATCGGTAATGTAAACCCTCTTTTTAGCTGTTGGATTTTAACATCAAATGTATACTCACTGTGGTAGTTTGGTTCTAGAGTGTTTGGATCGAGTGCAAGTGCTTGCCATGATTCAAAATAGTTTTTAATACCGTAATCATTGAGAAGCAAGAACGTCATGTTTACATCGTCATATGCTTGGTCATATGCGACCTTCTGCATTATCGTACCAATTTTTCTTTCTTGTGTCATGATCTGACGACCTGGCAGGTTTACATTAGAACACAATAGATTTATTTCTCTGCTTGTGGCACCTGGCATAGACGGTAAAAATACTCTGTAGATATTACCTTTTGCTATACCACTACTCTTTGATACCAAACCTTTGAGATCTTCAATTCTAGCCATTGATCTTCATCCTTGAATCTTTGTAGATATTTGATTTGGAACTCTTCTCAAAATCTGCGGTTGGTAGAAATGTTGCTATTTCCCATTCGGGTGCTTCGACATTAGCAAAACGTGATCTCACATGATCGTTAAGATAGTGTTTGTAGCAAGCCTTAAAATATTTCAACTTAGCTGCTCTTTGCAACATGCTATAGTTGACTTGAAACTTTGTCGTCTCGTCGTATCTCTTATTGTTCATGGTGTCCATAAGACCATCGAGAAACTTGGCTCTCAGTGTTGGGGGCAGATAGTGCAAGTTCAGCCCATAGAATCCACCCTCGGCTGGACCGACCATAATGATGAGTGGAAACCTATCATAGTATGGCAAAGTCTTCTTGTGCTTTGGATCATAGTAGAACATGTACATCTTACCTGCACCTACTCGGTTTTTCAAGTTAACTTGCTCATCTCTCATGAGTGATGCTCTGTTGATAGATCTCATATTAGCCACACGCCTACGAAACCACGCTTGAGACTCTTTAGTTCTCGGTGTGATTCCCTTGCGGAATGCTTCCATTTCTAGTTTATTAAAGAGATTACTCATCTATGGTTCCTATTTTTCATAATGTTATTTATATCATTTTTTCACCTTTTTTCTTTTAAAAGGCTTCAAAGGCTTAGTAGACTTTGGTTTGATACCCATACTCTCAAGAGTATTCTCAGTCCATATCACAAACTCCCAGTTACGATCTTTTGCGTACCTCTTGGCTGCTTTCCATTTATTGACATTTTTTACGTAGGTTAAACCTTCGTTGATGTATCTCTTGGTCTTCTTGCCAGGATTTACAGGGGGCTTGGTTTCTTTGTCTGGCTTTATCTCAATAAGTACAGTCTTTCCTGAGATAAAGGTTACCTTTAAATCAACAAAGTATCTATGGTATTTTTTATCGACTTCGTAATAGTATGGAACTACTACTTCCTCGGAACTCCATGCTTTGATTTCAGAATTTTCGTCGCACCACTTGAAGCACCACTTCTCCCACATAGATCGGTACACTACCTTGGTATGATCTCCTTGATACTTCTTGGGGTTCTTAACAGTATATTTTCCAGAATAAGCCATGATTTCCAATATAAATAACAACAACAGATCACATATTTATAAGGTAAGACATGGCAAATACATTGAGATATCCCTATGAAGACCCAGATGATTACAAGGGAACAATTGTTTTTAAGGTTGTGAATGAAGATGCTATACGTCAAGCGGCTGTGTCTGCAATAGAAGCATCTGCCTCTGCTGTTTATAATATAGGAAGTGGCGAATATGATGCGGCTGTAGAATTGCTAGAGAATGTTCAACGTAGTGCAGTATTAGCAGATCGTATAGATCCAAAAAAATTGAAAGAAGCGCAAGATACAGTGGCGGGTTTCAGAGACATAAGAAACCCATCCAGAGATGTTGGCGTAACCTCTATTGAGAATGATTTAAATCTACCGACTAAAAACACTGCTGAATGCCCATATGTACAACTATATTTACCTACGGCGTTTCAGCTTCAAGATGCAGTTGAATTCGAAAACTTTGAGTTAGGAAGAGTAGGGGCTGTAGCAGAAAAACTAATCACAGACGGTGTAGGATTAGGTAGTGCTGCCTTTAATGCCGCTGCCGCAGGTCTAGAAGCGTTTAAGAATGCTCCATCCGCTCTAACAAAACAAATAGATTTATCAGATCCAGCAGCAGGTCTTATAGGACAAAGTGTAGCAAAAAAAGTCGGTCTCGGTAAGCTTGGTTACGGAGAAGAACTTAGTGGTGCAGTTAGGAGTGTTACAGGCACTCAGTTCAATCCTAATACAAGAGCATTGTTTAAGTCTGTGCCTTTGAGAAGTTTTAACTTCAACTTCGTGATGGTTCCTACTAGTAAGGCAGAAGCAGAACAAGCAAAACGTATAGTAAGGCATTTTAGAGAGGAGTTATATCCGACAGGACTAGATATGGCTGGTATCAACTATGGGTACAAGTTTCCTAACAGATTCGTTATTGAGACCAAGTACAACGATGTCACAATAGCTGGACTTAAATTTTTGCCAGCATATTTAACTGGAGTTTCCACTACATATAACACACAAGGTATGTCTTTCCATTCGGATGGTAACTTTTCGTCAACTTCGATTACCCTTAACTTCACAGAGTCTAAAGCACTCATGAAACAACACATACAGGCGGATTTCTAATGTCAAACTTTTTTAGAAACTTCCCAATTATAACATATACCTTTGGTAATGAAACAGATAGGGTTTTATTTGAAAATATTTCTGTCTATATCAAGATCATTGATAAACTAAAAGATAATATTGCTTTCTATGAAACCGAGTTTATTAATGATTTTGAAAGACCAGATACGCTATCAAATAAGTTGTATGGCACAACTGATTATTATTGGACATTTTATTACTTGAATAATGATGTAAGAGAATCTGGATGGCCTCTTGCTGAACTGGAAATACAAGAGAAACTCAAAGCAGACTATCCACACAGAACCATTGTTACTCAGACTCCTATAGCATCTGCAATCAAAGTAGGCGATACTGTGGTAGGGCAGACATCTGGCTCTACAGGAACAGTCATAAAAAAGTTTATTGATCTTGGTCAAGTAGTGGTAAAATGTCCAGATAACTTTGCAGTGGGTGAACTCGTTGTGCCAAACAATCGGATTGCCGATACTATCACGGTTTCCAGTGAGGGGGTTCAGTACGACTCTGTTCACCATTATGAGAACTCTTCTGGAGAATATGTGGACATAGATCCATTGAGTCCTTCTCTTGGTGGGCTTACACCTATCACATACTCGAACAGAGTGTATGCCAAGAATGATGCTTTGAGAGAACTAAAGGTTATGAAACCAAACGTAGCTACTCAAGTCCAAGCTGAATATAATAGACTATTGAAAGGTTAACATATGTCGCTTCGACCATCCCCTGCGATTCAATCGGCATCTGATTATAATCTCGATCAACTAGTCTACATGCCTAACGGTAGAGAGAGTGACAGATCTAATGTAAAACTTGGCAAGTCTGTGTTTCAAGTTGATATATATGAACACTTGGACAGACCTTTTCTATCAGGTCAGATTATTATTAAAGATGATATCAAGCTATATGATACTCTTTTTAATGTGAATGGCACCGAAAGACTTTTACTCATATTTTCTGATGCTGAAAATAATAGCTCTATTAGCAAAAGGTTTGTACTCCGTAAAATATCAGCTACAAAAAAGACAGATGAAACATCCGAAGTTATTATTTTCGGTATTATTGATGAGACATATTTTTTAGATACTGTTTCTAGATTTAGTAAAGCCTACAAAGGAACACCTGATCAGATTATTAAAAATATTTTAAAGGACAAGTTACAGAGAGATCTGATTCTTCCAAACGAACTTCCTTTTCAAGAACCTATGAAGGTTGTAGTTCCATATTTGACTCCGTTCCAAGCAGCACAATGGGTTACAAATAGAGCATCTACAGAGCATGGATTTCCTTATTACTTGTATGCAACCCTTTTTGATGATGATCTTGTACTAAAATCATTAGAGGATATGTTCAAAGAGGATGCATGGAACCTAAAACTTCATAAAGGAAAATCTTTTGAATACTCTCAGGCTAGAAATGCACAAAATACTTCTTTGGTGACCGAATCTCAGTTATATAATATTATAAATTTTAAACAAGGCAATAATGAAGATACGTTACATCTTTTAGAAAGAGGTGCAGTAGGAGCCTCTTACAATGTGCTTGATGCAACTACTGGGGTAAAAGAATCATTTAGATTTAATGCAGAGCAACTTTATAGAGATACTATAATGAGCAATGATTTGCTTGGAGAGAACACAAAAAATATGTTGTCGATTTTAGATGATAATAGTACCTTTGGTGAAGAGAATTTTAAGCTAAGTGATAAGGATGGTCAATCGTTTGACCGTATCGTTATGACTAATACATATAATGACATAAACAATTATTACAATGAAAAACAAGTGAGCGGATACAACAAAGATGCAACAGCAAAAGCTTTGAAAAATATCATAGGTAAATCTAGTGCTTCTATAGAAGTTGGTGGTGCTATATTCATGGGTGGGGAAAGAAACAGAACCATAGGTACTAAGATTGATGTAGTTTTCCCAAATAACGATCCAGAAGGTATACTCAAGGGTAATACAAAAGATTTAAAAAGGTCTGGTGAATATATTATTCATTCTCTTCGACATATATTTTCTGATGAACGTCATGTCATTAGTGCCAATCTAATAAAACTAGGAAACTTGAAAGCATGAGTGAGCGCAGCACAATCACAGGACCGAATACCTCAATCTTCTATGGAGACAAACCTATACGTTGGTTTGTGGGAACTGTTATCGAAAAGGGAAATGATGAACCAAGGCTTGGTAGGGTAAAGGTTCGTATTGAAGGTGTTCATGGACCAGAGGTATCGAATGCTGATATACCATATGCACAAGTCTTAATACCTACCACAGAAGCAGGAACATCTGGTCTCGGTTGGAACTCGGCACTCGAACGATCTGCTACGGTATTTGGTATTTTTCTAGATGGCAAACAGTCTCAGCTACCTCTTGTATTAGGATCTATTCCAGTGGTGCATATGGCTAGTGCTACACAAATTGCAGAAGGTGTGGCATGGAGTAGTGACGGTTCACCTGGTGTTGGTGCACCAGCAACAGTTAGCAGTGCGCTGTCTGGTCCTCCTAGTAGTTTTGTGCTAGATCCAAATATAGAATATGGAAGCAATATACAATACGCTTGGTCCTACTTTCGAAAGAATGAGATCTTTAGTGATATTGCAATCGCTGCACTCATAGGAAACTTTTGTGTCGAGTCAGGAAGAGGATCTCCTTTTGATATCCAACCAGCCGCAAAAGGTGATATCGGATTAAAAAGACCAGAGGATGTTTCGCTTGGTATTGCTCAATGGTATAATGGCACACCACGGCAGAGAAATCTAATCAGTTTCGCTAAAGCTAAAGGTGGTAGTGCATTTGATCTTTCTATACAGCTACAGTTTGTAGAGCATGAATGGACTACTGATCCTTTTTTTAATCTTACACGATTAAACAATTACAAACAGCTTTCAAAAGCAACTGTCTATGTTCATCAATGGTATGAAACACCTGCGGTAGTTAAAGGTGCAAAAAGTATACACCCAGAAGATACCTTTCCAACAAATAGTGGTGATCAAAGGCTGAAAGAATCGGCTAGGATCGGATATGCTCGTGATGTGTTCGATACATTTACAAGATCAAAACCAACAACAGAAACGGCATAAAAAATGGCAATAGATTTCAATGCCATCAATGGCAAGTTCTC